TTAGTGGTTCCTATTAATTTGTATGCAAATACTTGTCTAACGTCTGAATCAACGATTGCTTTATCTCCAAAGTAATTATCAATTCCACCTTTTTTAAACGCGGTAGATGATATACATGATTCGTCTAGTCCACCAGGAACATAGAAAGACCCTGCATAATTTAAAGTAAAGTTGTTAGCCTCTGTTGTAAGAGGAGTAATATTTTTAAATAGGAATGGTCTTACTGTTGAGTTAAGAATAGCAGGATCAGATGAATCGATTGCTTTTAATAAAGCCGAATGTCTAAACACACCATCAAACTTATTTAAATCATTTAATGAATAATCGTCGATAGTATCTGATACAACAGCTTGTAGTTCTACTTCAGTTCTATCTGTTAAGTTAGGATTAAACTTAAAGGCTACATCTAATTCTAAGAATGTATAATTAGGATCTACTATAACAGGTGTAATACTTACTACGTTCTTACCCTTTAGAATATTACCAGTGATCTGTGCTTTCTCGTTGACTGATAATGTTGTTGAGGTTTTTGGTTTAATGGCAATATAAATTTTACCATAATCTGGAGAAGTTTGATCTTCACCACCCCAAGTTGATATTGCATCGATGTTAGAGAATTCTCTTTGAATAATAGCTCGGTAATCATCTGAAGTTACAGCTCTATTTTGAGATGTAAATGTTAACGGTGCGTTATACCTAATTGATTCTAATGTTTCTTGATCTGCACCACCTGCCGCGGCAGTTATTGTAGTTACAGCGATATTTGCAAAGCCGGCTATATTATCTACCATGGTAAATACTTTAGCACCATTTGCTTCTGTTCCATTTGAAAAGATATAGTCCATAGTTACAATATTATTATTACTAGGTTTAGAGCCAGTGACTCCATCACCAAAGTAAGTTTCATAATAACCATTTGAATTTTCTTGTAAATGATAAATCTTAGAAGTAGAATCTACACTGAGTAGAGTAGTGAATAGTGTAAATATATCAAACGAACTTGATTCTTCATTAGCTTGTACTCTTACTCTTAACGTAGAAGTATCAGCATTTGTATGAGGCAATTGATGTTTTTGATTTGATATATCATTATCAACTCTGTATTTAATAGAGTTGTATGAACCTTCAGCAACGGATACATTGTCGAATGTATATGTGTCATTCAGTAGCTTTGCATTTTGTGTTGCAATTGTTATAAACTGAAATGTTTCACCATCAACTGAGGTACTTAATTTAGTACCACGTGGTAAAGATATTGTTGCAGGTTTTGTTGTTTGGCCTACTACGTTTACTACTAATTTTACTGTAGCCTTTGGTGATAATTGTGATGAAGGTACATACCCTAGCATACGAGCTCTTGAAACTGCATTACCTCTAATTTGAGCTGAGTCTAAGAAAGCTTCGTTTAAAGCTAGGTGAGCTGCCATGGCGTTATAATGTGTATTATACGCTAATACATCAAGCAGAGTACTAAGGCCTGAACCATCAAAGTCATAATCACTAAAAACCGTTTGGCTTTTAAGGAAGTTTTTTAGATTGTCTTTAATATCGACAAAGTCTAATTCTGTTATTTTTAAGTTAGTTGCCATTCTGTTACCTTAGTCTTTGTAATACTATTTCTACGGTTGATGTAGTATTAAGATTTATTATTTCGAAATATACTGTAATCGTGTAGGAATTTATTTCCCCTTCATCGACTATTCCGACATGTTGTACTTTTATTCTAGGTTCGTAATCTTCTAATACTCTTCTAACTCCATCTGATAATTCGTATTTTGTTATACCATCAGCGGGTTCAAATAAAAGACCTCTAAGATTTCCTGCCTTTTCTGGTTGGAAAGGTCTTTCAAAGAAGTTAGTTAATATTAGATTCTTAACTGCGTTCTTAATAGCAGCATCATCCTTTAAAGGTATAATATCCTTTCTAATTGGGTGCGGAGTTAAGCTTAAATTAAGATCAGCCCAACCTTTTTTCCGAGACACAACTGATATTGGTCCCGAACTTGCTGTTTTGTCTCCAGAATAATTTGCCATATATCTATTTATACCTCAGGAATAGCTGGAACTGCTACCAAATTAAACTTTGTTGGTATAACAATTTCTGTTGGCATACCAATTAGCTTTAAGAAATCACAAAATGTAAATGTTATCCAGTCTAATAATGCAGATAATCCTATAGCTTCTAAGAATGCTGTAACTAGTTCCATCCACTTTTGGATTAAATATTTAGGCCATTCTTCACCAAAGTTTCTTAATCGTTTTTTAAACCTTTCCATTTTCCCTTCCATGCTCTCTACGAAATCGTTTGGTTCTCCACCTAATAAATCCATAAGCGAAAATCCTGCAATTTCAATTGATTCTAATGTCTTTATAGCTTTTTTGCGCAACGAATCTTTAAGATCATCTGGTGCGCTTTTAATTTGGTTTTCTATAGATTCTATTTTATCTTTTATTAATTGTTCTACATCTAAATCTGTTAATGTAGGAAGCGAAGGTAAATCTAATGCATTAAAAATTGTATCAAACTTATCAATTAAGCCTCCTAATGTATCATGTAATATACCTAATCCACCTTTTTGCAATTGACTCATTACATATTCCCATACAGCTTCAGCTTTCATATCAGCCGATTCGACACCGTATGTTCCGTCAAAGGTTTTATACATATCAGGTAATAACGGATAAAATATTTCTACTTTATCTGTAAACTGTTTCTTTATTGTACCCTTATATTCTGGATCTGAAAACAATTTAATTATATCAATACTAATATTGAATGGAGGTATCGGTATTTCAAATGATAGTGGTAATATATCATTAATAATTTCTAGAATCTTAGCTAATGTGAATGTTTGGTATTCACTCATTATAGCATCTATTCTTTTTTCCCATTCAATTTCTGGAATAGTTAGACCAGGAAATACTGGATCAGATATACTTACTGGGAAATTTCCTAATCCATCTTTTATAGATTCTAGTTTGTCTCTTATAGCTTGGGCTTCTTCTTTAAAACCTTGAAGCTCTAACTGAGCTGGCAAATTAGCAAGTTGTTTAAATATATTAGTAATATCGGCCGGCTTCGGTAACAAAGTATCAGGGCACGGTATTGTAATAGTTGTCTCAGCCATTATGCGTTCAATTTAATATTAGTTGCTACAATAGAAATACTACCATCATGATTCATTGTAATTTTTGAACCAGATGAATGTGTTACTCGTATTTCTGGTTGGTATAATAACGGCGGTGTTCCACCATTATCGATCTCTATTGTATGGCCAGCTTTAGATTTATAAACTTTATTAGTCGTTGAGGCATCAGTTGGAATATCTTGTTCACCATCTGTTTGTGTAGCGACTGAACCCATTACCATAGGATCTTGTGCAGATGGACCGTCTCTAAAGAATCCTACAACCCATGAACCAACTTCTAAATGATGATTACCACCAATGCCTTTACTAGATGCTGACGTGACTGGCATTATAACCGTTGCAAAAGGTAGATCTACAGTTCCTACAACATCTTTATCTTGCGAATGATAACCTATACATCGTACTTTCACTCGGTTTAAATTCTTAGGATCTGTAATATCCTCTACTACACCGGTGAACCACGTAAAAGCTTGTCCTTTGAAATCATCTACTCTCATACTGACTTATCCTTAATCTTTGTAATCTTAGAGTTATAATCTAGATTAGAAGAATCTTTTCTTAAATTTAATTGTGATGTCCATTTTTGATCAGCAGTTAGTGTATGAATTATATCGTATATAATATAAACGCCTGACACGCTTTCATCTACTACTTTATTAGTTTCTAGTTCGTCTGGATGCAGAGCTTTACCTATTTTAACATCTATTTTACTACCAACAGTTAATCTAGGATCGCCGTAAATATCAATTACTAGTTTACTTATTTCCATGCCAGATATTTTTTGAGCAGCTTTTCTTATATTTTCTACAACAGGTGCATGATAATTATCAAACCCATCAAAGGATAAACTATTTTGTGATGAATAAAATCTCTTAGCATACGGAAAATCTGTAATCTTTTTATCTAGGAATTTATTATGCGCATCACCCATCGGCTTAAACTTATTTTCAAGTATTACAAATTTCCCATCGTGTTTATGTTCTGCATTTGTCACTAATGTCTTAGTTGATATGTCTAAATGAGTAATGGTAGAACCATAAGCGCCATTTTGAAGATCTTCGAATGTACTTCTAACTTGAGGTACTGATACACTTAGTATTTGCTCTCTTCTTATATCATCTTTCTCATCGAGCATTTGACCAGTGTTATATGGCTTTCTTTCAAACTTAGCTACTACAGGGTTTTTACTTAATGCATCTAGGGATGTAAAATTAATTTTATTGAAAGCTGGTTTTTTATTTAACTCTTCTGATTCTATGCTTTCATAAAAGAAAAATGGAGTACTATTTTCGAATGCATTTCGTGTTAACCATTTAACTGCGTTAACCGGTCTTAGTTGAGGATATATTCCTTTAATTAACTTTGCAGTTTTCGTATTGATAGTGCCAATGTGATCTTTACTTACTCTTAAATCTTTCTTTACAATATCAGAAACTAATTTTCCAATGTTACCTTCAAACTTACGATCTAATATTGTTAATTGATTTAAATAATCGTGCTCACTTGAGCATTCAAGCCGATACGTTTGTGCACCTACACTTGGTCTAACATAGTTTTTAATATCAGTGACCATTAATCTAATTTTATATTTAGATTTTCCTTCAGGAGTATCTTTCTTAAATTCAATAGTAATATACTCATCACCTTCGATTCGTAGATCTTCTAATATATTATTAGCATCGAGAACATCTATTGTAGCTCTTATACTATGGTCTAATAGACTCTCGAATATAACCATATTTGATACTATTTGTTTTAGTTCCAAAGATTTAGCTTGGACTTCTCCGAACAATCCTTGAGGGTCGAAATCACCATTAGGCCACAACTTTATGGATGTTCTTTCATAATAGTCGGGCATTAACTTAGACATTCAATAAGCTCTCAAACGTTTCTGCAAACTTTTCAATGTGTTTAGGGTCAACAATCTTTATCTGAGATCTTTCTTCGTTAACATTAAACAGATAATTTCTATTTGAAATATAACTAGGTGATGCAACTGTTCCTTCTTGAAGAATTAAATTTAGTGTTGCATCGTCAGTAACTGAAAAGAAGTTAGCATTAGAAACCTGAACGTTTCCTGTAATGACAACCTTTCCTTGTAAATTAGCAGCAGCCATAACGACACTTGGATCAGCTACAGAAGAAATTGCATGTGTTAAACTTAAATCAGGTCCACTAGTTTTAGCGATATTAACTTCAATAGAATTTGCACTTATTAATGTACCTTTAAATCCATTTGATTGTTGAAGCGCAGCGCCATTAGTTAAACTTAAAAAATCTTCTGAAGGAGTTCCTTTAAGAGTTATCTTCTCAGTACCTTCTTCAAACCAATGATGTGGAGCTTCGGCATAAGGCCATACTTTCCAAGTGTTAACTGAATCTGTACTTGAAGCACCAACCACAACTTCTCTATTGTTACCTACACCATCACCAACAAATGTGCCAGTGACATCTTGAACTATCAATTGATTGTTATAAAGATCTTTTTTAGTAAGTGTACCAACAGCTTCTGAAGCACCTCCAGTAATAGTTTCACCGATTTTAAACCGTCCTGATAAAGAATCTCTGAATTCAGTAATACCACCATCACTATTTCTTCGGATGTCTGGTCTTGTTTCTATAGCAAATCCATTGTATTCTGTTTCTAAGTAATCAAATAAATTTTCTTGTGACATAGGCCATACTGCAAGTCCATCATGTAAAAATTCATTTACAATAAAGAACGTCCAATGATAATCCGGTGTTCCATATAATCTTTGAGATACTACGTCAGGCCTTTCGCCATTTCTAATACTATAATTTACATAGGTAGAAAAATCATCAACATAGTTTTGAATTGGTCTAACATGTCTAAAGATGTTAATAACGTTTTGTATAACGCCTTGACGATTAAAATCGTAACCTACTTTTGGAAATAATTTAAAATATGACATAATTATCCTTTGCTACTTGGTTGTCTCGCCCCACCTGGGAAAGAGAATGGTGTGATATAATCAAAATGATATTCTGGATCTGAATATTGATCTTCTCCATCATGCTTATATAGATCTTCTCTTCTAAGAGCTTTAGATTCTTGAAACGTTAGAGCAATATCTAATTCAGTAGGAGCGCCACCTCGATGATAAATGTTTGTACTTGCATTAAATGTGGCTGTCATATTTAATAAGTATGAATATTGAATCATTGGCATATAGGTATTTCTATCAGCTGATTCTTCGTTGATGTTTAAAAACTCTATCTTAAATAAAGGTGGATATTCCAATAAAAAATTAGATGAACTTGCTTTCTTAGGATATAAGAATTTTCTAAATGTATTTTCAATTAGTTTAATATCATCAGATTCTTTTTCACTTGATGCTACTAGTTTAAAACTGAAAGCAAAAGATCTAAGGTTAGTACCTTGGAATGTTACATTAGTAAATGGATTAGATGCAATACCTGATGCCATCATACCAGCTTGACCAATCGATCCTGCGGCTCCAGCGGCTTTAGTAGTTGCTGCTGAAATAATATCTGAAAGAGTCTTACCTTTTAGGTTTTCAGTATCACCTGTTTCAGCGGCATTTACAAATGCTTCAGCTGTGCCACCAACTAATCCTAAATCTGCTTGGTTATACCCGGCAGCATCCGAAATAGCTATGCCTGGAGGAGTATACAAATATATTTGTTTCTTTTCGTCCAAAGATCTTCTATCTACTATAGCGAAACGAATACACTGCCGAACTTTAGCGCCAGTAGCTAAGTCACTAGGAAATCTTAAAATAGTGTCACTATGACCTATTGTTTTCCTAGTTTGGCCAACGCCTTCCATAAGCTTGCCAGCTCTTACGGTGGCTTGATTTTTTACTTTCGCTATGGAAGCTTGTAATTTTTGTGCATCAGTTTTACTTGTCATGCTTTTTATCCCGTATAAATAGATATAGTTATTTATAAACTATAAGAGTATTTATATGAGTTACAAAGGCAAATACAAAATTAAAAAACCAGAAAAGTATCTGGGTGATTATACTAAGGTCGTTTACCGTTCTTTATGGGAAAGACAAGCATTTAAATGGTGTGAAGCTAATAAAAGGATCACCGCGTGGAATTCTGAAGAGGTAGTTATACCTTACAAGTGCAAAACGGATAACAGAGTCCACCGATATTTCATAGATCTATTCATTGAAATGGATGATGGTGAATGTATATTAGTTGAAATTAAACCCAAGTCACAGACGAAAGCTCCTAAGCAACCGACTAGAAAAACTAAAAGATATATTAATGAGGTCATGGCCTTCGTTAAAAATCAAAGTAAATGGGAAGCAGCTAATCAATTCGCAGATCATAAAGGTTGGAAGTTCCAGATATGGACAGAAGATACTTTATCCAATTTAGGTATCAAACTACTTAAGTCTTGATATAAATAGATTATATGGCAAATATATTTGATAAGTTACAAGCAGGTGCTTTTAGAGGCGGGGTAAGTCCTAGGACTGATGGGTCTAGACAATGGTTCCAAAAGAAAGTTAAAGCTTTAGGAACTGTTAATAGAACAACGTTAATGAATGACGATGCATTAAGCCCAACTTCTGCTCCTAAGGTAGGAGATATGATAATGTATGCGTACGATGCAAAAACAAAAGATACGTTACCATATTGGGATAAGTTTCCTTTAACCATATTGGTGGGTCCTACGAAAGGTGGATTCCAAGGAATTAATTTACATTACTTATCGCCACAAGTTAGAGGATTATTTTTAGCAAGGCTAATGGATTTAGCGCCGAAAAAAGTAAATGAATCTAGTCGACTAACTAGATTACGATATGATACTCTGAAAGGAGTAGGGAAATATAAAGAATTTAAACCATGCTTCAAGCAATATCTTATGTCTAATGTTAAATCAAAGATAGTAAGAGTTCCCATGCCTGAATGGGAAATAGCAGTGTTTATGCCAACGCAACAGTTCGTTGGTGTTAAAGATGCTAGTGTTTGGAGATACAGTAGGGACCAATATTAATGGCCAAGCAATCAATTAACGATTTACAATCCGCTATCAGAAACCATGGAGGCTTAGCGTTTCAAAATAGATATCAAGTTATATTTACACCTCCTAAGATGTCTTTGATTAATTTAAATCCATCGACACTATTAAATAGCGTGATAGCTGGAAATGGCATTAATTTAAAAAGCTTAATAAATGATCCCAGAGATATATCGATCTTCTGTGATTCAGTTAACATTCCAGGAAGACAGTTTCAAACAGGCGATTTTCAAAGCTATGGTTCATCAAAGAAATTTATAACCGGCCACATCGATGAAGATGTGACTATGGAGTTTATGCTTACACAAGATTTCTTTATTAGAAACATGATGGACGAATGGATGGGAGCTATGTTTGATGTTAAAAATTATGCTGTGTCTTACAAAGATGAGTATCAGACAGATATAACTATCCAACAAATGGATAAAGAAAAGAATAGACCTTTGTATGGTGTTAAGCTTATTAATGCTTACCCTACATCTTACGGTGGTTTAACTTTAGGAAATGCGAATGAAAGTACTCCTCAAAAAATGAGTATTACATTTGGATATGACAAGTTTGAAGTACTAAGTCCTATAGGCGGACTCCTTGCAGGTGCAAAGGATGCTGTAGATAGGATTATAAATATATTATAAATGAATTGGTAACTACGGAGAAAATATTATGGCTTTACCAAAGTTAAATACAGTCCAATATAAGGTATACGTACCTGGACTTAAGAAGGAAGTATCCTTCAGACCTTATTTAGTTAAGGAAGAAAAAATACTAATGATGGCAATGGAGTCCCAAGATCAAGGGCAAATTCTAGATGCGATCAAACAGGTTATTGGTGGATGTGTTAGTGAAAGCATTGACGTCGATAAGCTAGCGATATTTGATATCGAAACTATATTCTTACATTTACGTGCAAAATCAGTAGGTGAAAGAATTAGTGTCGGAGTTAAATGCGAAGGACCTGAGTGTACTCACTCAAACGATGTTGATATTAACCTAGATGATATTGAATTACCAGTAATAGGTGAAGATAATATTATTAAGTTAACTGATACTGTAGGCGTAACTTTAAGATATCCATCATTTGATGACATGAGATCTTTAGGTAACGATGCAGAAAGTATTGACGGTGTTATGAAGCTGATAATCAGATGTATCGAAAATATATTTGATGAAGATGCAGTATATGAATCGGCGGATTCTACTACTAAAGAATTAACTGAATTTGTAGAAGAATTAAACAGTGAACAGTTTGTAGAAGTTTCGAATTTCTTTGAAACTATGCCATCTTTAAAATATGATATGGAATTTAAATGTATTACATGTAATCATGAGAATAAAGTAGAGCTAAAAGGTATCCAAAGTTTTTTTACCTAAGCCTCTCTCATGACACTCTAGTTAATCATTATAAAACGAACTTTGCGATGATGCAACATCATCAATATAGTTTAACTGAATTAGATAATATGTTACCATGGGAGAGGGAGATTTATGTTACTCTACTTAGTGAGCATGTTAAGGAAGAAAACAAGCGTAATGCTGAACAAGAAAGGAAAATGAAATGAGCAATGAAAAATTCGCAGGAGATATGAGTAGAAATGAGGTCGAGATCGATCTTAATAAATTCATGGAACTAGTAACAGAGAATGGAAGCTTAAAGGCTGAGATTCTACAAATGAAATCAGAACAAGAACCAGAAAATCCATGGCAAAAATGGATATGGTTATCTAATATGATAGATGCATGGAGAATATTCCCTAGGGCATTCTTAAGTGTATACATCTATCTATTATATTACTGTACTTTTTGGTTTATGGAATTAGAAGTACCTACAATGGAACAGTCAGGTTTAATTAGTATCGTAGTCGGTGCTGGTGCTGCTTGGTTTGGTCTATATGCCGGAACTGCTAAAGATAAAATCAACGGAAGTAAATAGGTATAAACCATGGCTCATGAGCAAGATAATAGTTTAGATCCAAAAAGCGCACCTCAGACTAGAGATCGCGGTAATGGAATTTCTGAGATAACGGATAGGCTTAAATCTGGAATAGAAGTTAATTCTACAGATATAAACAATTCACTTCAGAAAGTTGTTAAGAGTATACACAAATTTGGACTGTCAGCTAATAAAAAGCTAGACATTCTAGGTGGTGCTATGTCTGGCAATAAACTTAAAGAGCTCGAGGTCAATAAAGAAGGTATTGCTAGAACTGATAAAACTAATGAATTATTAGGTAAGCTTCTTGAGAAAGAATTAATAATCCCTGATGCACCAAAGGGATGGTTCGGTAAAGCCCTAGCAATCGTTGGTGGTCTTGCAGGTATTGTTGCAGGCTTAACTGTTGGGTTTGTTTTAGGTATTGGTGATTCAATTAAATCTGCAGGTCTGCTTCTCTTTAGAGGTGTTACCAAGATAAAGAATTTTGCCAAATTATTTGGTGGTTTATTCTCAGGACAGATAAAGACTTTTAGAGCCGTTAATGGCCAATGGCAGAAACTGCCATTATGGGCTAAAGCTATAAAGCTAATGGGAACGATATTCCGAAGAGTTTTCGGTGGTATTACAGGATCAATTAAAAACTTAAAGGTTGTACAGAAAACTAGTACCTTTTTTGCAAAATCAATCAAAGTGGCCAAAGATATTTTCTTTAGTTTGAAATTTACAGGCCAATTACTAATCCTTTCAGCACAACAACTAGCGTCATCACTTAAAGCCTCCTTTGGAAACTTGAAGTCATCCTTTGCAAATGGTGGCAGAATGGTATCCAAGGTTGTTAATACTGTAATGAGGCCGTTTCGTTTTATTATCAATGGATTCAAAGAAGCATTTAAACCTATAGCTGGAGTAGTTAAAACATTAACTGGTACTAAGAAAGCTGTAGGTTCTTTTGGCTTAATAGCAAAGGGATTCTTTAGACCATTAAGTACATTCTTTAAATTCGCGTTTAAAGTGTTTGCACCAATTGGTAGGTTATTTGGTAAGTTATTCTTTCCTCTTACTATTATAATGGGTGTGTTCGATGGTATAAAAGGAGCTATTGACGGTGTAAAGAACGATGCAGCTGGAAACAAATTTGTATCTGGTATGTTTGGTGCACTTAAAGGGATCTTAGTAGGTATTGTTGGTATACCATTAGATATGTTAAAAGATGCTGTAGGTTGGATATTTAAGAAATTTGGTAAGGAAGATGTAGGAGAGCAAATCCAAGGATTTAGTTTTTCAGATATGATTGGAAAAGTAGTCGATGGATTCCAAAGTCTAGTTGTTAAAATCATTGACTTCTTTGTTAATATGTTAACAAAGTCTAAAATTGCAGGTTTCTTTTCTAAGGGCATAGTCGGAGGATTAGATAGTCTACTCAAAATGGTTCTTAAGCCTATACTAAAATCATTCCTTCCTGATGAGAGTGATAGTCCATTAGCGGCATTCGCCAAAGGGTTAGCTACTAAAGGAGCTAGCAAACTAGGTGCATTTAAGTACGTTGGAATCAATGTAGATACTGGAGAAGATCTAGTAATGCCAAAGATCAAAGTAAATGGAGTGGTAGATGGATCAGAAATAGATGTAATGTCTACTGAAAATCGTAGATCAGCTACTGCTCAGAATCAGGCTGGAGCTATTGAAGTAGTGACAGCTGTTACTAATAACCAAGGTAATAGATCAACTACTACTAATCTAGTTACAGGATTTGATAACAGATCATCAGCTCCAAGAACAAGTGGTAATTCTACAATCTTCGAATAAAAAAAAGCCCCACTGCAGTGAGGCTCTTCTAGCAATTTACTATTGTAAGTAAGGTACGGAACTCTTTACTCTAGCGGAAGGACGCCAATCGACTCTTTTTTACCCTACGACCGTACGGGAATGATATTAATTATCTTGTGCTAATTTAGCAAAGTAACTTAATGTATCATCACCATCATCCGCAGAAGCTTCGGCCATTACTGGTTCCGCTACTACTTCACTTGGTGCTGGAGCATATTGCATATCCTCAGGAGCCATAGTGGTTCCTGCATCTACACCTAATACTCTATTAAGCTTAGCTTTCAATTCAACATAAGATTTATAGTTTTCAGCTTTAGTAAAATCACTGAGCGCATATAGTTTATTATATACACCTTCCAATGCTTCTTCTTCGCCGTTCATCAATGGTGCTGGATTTGAGAACTCAGACTTATCATAGTTAGTCCAACCTTCAACCTTTCTGATTTTGATTTTGAAGTCTGCGCCTTCCCAAAAATCATAAGGATTGACTGGAGCTTCATCAGCAAATTGTGGTTGCATAACATCCATAATTTTATCAAAGATCTTCTTACCAAATTTATAAAGATAAACTTTACCTTCATTTTCTGGATTAGCCGAATCAGATACCACTAACACGTTAGACACATAATGTAAACGTCTTTTTCTATCTCTAGCAGTTTGCTTATCTTCGTCACGACCAGAATTCCAAAGCAAGGTGTTCATCTCACTTACTGGATCTGCTTCATTGACTGAAGTTAAACTATTTTCGATATACCACATACCAGTAGGTCCTTTGAACCCATGGTCCCAGTATCGTACCCAAGGTAGATCTTCACCTTCTTTCGCAGGCAAGAATCTAATAACGGCATAACCATTACCAGCTTTATCTTGAGTAGGTTTCCAAAAACGATCGTCCGCGTAGGACTTTGTTTCTGCTTTTGTGGTAACTGCTTCCGCAGCCTGTACGAGTTTGTCGATAGACGAGCCTCGTGTGCTCTTTAAGTTTGCAAATGACATTGTATGTTTTCTCCATTGTATTGCGTTGTATTAAGACTTTCGTCTTTTCTGTTGTATTTCACTGTATTCATAATATAGATCTATTATAACATATTATCATGCCAATGTAAAGGCTTTTTTTAATATATTAATATATTTTGTCCTATCGAATTTAACGAACGGACCATACTTTATTATTTTTCTAGAAACGTCTGGCCAAAATATTGTTTCGGTTATCTTGCTTCCTTCCCTACTAACAAAGTTGGTTAATGCATTAAAGATTACTAATGTTTCCAATGATATCTCTTCATGCATCCACTTTTCTATGATCTTTGGTGCTTGGTTGTTACTCCCAGCAGTTAATAAATCATCAAAAGAATTATCTACTAATCTATTTATATCTGTTTCAAACGTCCTTGATAGTGCATCGTGGACTTTCTTATGTTTAGTATAGTGACGTTCTTCCATGTCCGCAATATACTTTACATCTTCAACGAAATTGAATACATAATAGTTTAATAAATCTTTATGATTCTTTGCTAGTTTTGCAAAGAAGTACTTGTCTTTCCTTTTGAAAAATGAGTTAGGTGTAACATTACTTTTAAAGTTATACTTAACTGCGTCATAACTATCTTGCTCAAAATGTAACTTAAGAGCATTATATAGTTTGTATGATTCAAAAGGGTCAGTCACTAGACCATGACCCCTTCATATAGAGCTTCAACATCTTCTATCTCACCGACCACTTCACTTAAGTTTTGCTTATGGTGTATGTTGGCCATCTTACGAAGATGCTTCTTATTGACTTCTACATCATCTGCGCATGATTCAATAGCTTCTTTAATGAACTCTCGTTCAGCTGCCATGCGAGACATCGACATTGAAATCTCTTCGATGCATCCTTTGATGCGTTTTTTGTCTGCGTCACTTGACGGTATAATTACTGTACTCATATTGTTCTCCTTTAGATTGGTAAAGTATTTTTCTTCTTTCCGCGAATAAGATTCAAGTTAGTAGCTTCCACTGTTAACTTCTCTTTAATAGAATCCGATAGTAGTTTCTTAACGTTCCTATAATCCATACCTCTTAATTCAATGATGTAAGTCATTGCATCGATATAGCTCATTTTGTTTTTGACTACACACGCTTCTATTGCTTGAGTGAATCTTTTCTTGGTCATTATTTTATGTTCTAGTTCTTCCATAATTATTAGTTGAGTTATAAAACTCTTAATAAGATGCAATCCTTATTAATCCTACCGCTAGGTTTTTTGACCTTGGTAGTTAAAGCCGATAGGATTTTATCTATTTGCTTTTCAGTTTTAGTTAAAATCTGAGGTAACACATCATCTGGTTTCCTCAATGTAGTACACATGGATTCTTTATCATCCCAATTATATACTGTTGAACCTCTTACTTCAAACCCGCCTGAAGTGTCATTGTAATACTTAGTCAATTGCTTGTTCTTAGTATTATATACGTAGAGTTTATTCCTCTTAGGAATCATGATTGGATTGACTGACACTAATTTGGCGGCATCATCTCTTTCCATGTATTGCAAGTTCTTAATCTGTGCATCAGAAGCTTTAGGCATTTTAGCCTTTGGTATTCTTGTTGCCTTATTATTATCTTTTAATCTCTGAATGTCTGCGAAGATCTTATCCATAGTATTCATCATCTTCTTAAGGTTACTCTTCTTAATATGAGAGTATGCCTCTTCAGCTTGTTCACAATTTTTGTTATAAGCATCACTGACTAGATCATATTCGAACTGTACATAAGTGGCAAACATGTTAACTGCTGCACCTTTGATCTTATGTAGTTGTAATAAACTATAGGTAGGAAATCTAATATCATCAAACTCACCATCTATCCATTTATCAACAACCATCTCATCCCATTCGGCGTACATTGTTTGCATGACTTTAGCACGCATTCTTTCTTGAATAGGAATAACAACTGGCTTTGGTACATGCTTTAGATCTTCTTTTATCTTATAACCTTCAACTAGAACTGCGTCTAATGAAGTTTTAATCCTTGCAAGGTAGTTACCTTTTACATCATCAACATGCATTCTTTCTAATGGAAATCCAGCATTGTACATACGAATATTAATTCCTACGCCAGCTGCTACCTTCCAATCAGGCAACTTCTTCAGTGCTCTAATGTCATCTTCAGAATAGTTTAATTGCTTAGTGCAATATTCTAAGATGAACGGTAAGTTAGTTTTTGTTGTGTGGAAGTAGTTATACCAATGTGAGCCTTGTGAATATTCGGTAGTAAGCTTCTTATCAGCTATTACTGCTCCGTGATAATTAGGCTCAGGTCCTAGATATTTGTCCTCTAAACTTGGACCTCTTCTTTTCTTTTTTGCTACCATATTTAACTCCTATTGTTTTGTTGATATAATCTATTATAACATACTTTCTTATAAATGTACACTGTTATTTTAAATTAAAAAGGTGGCCCTCACTTTATCCCCGCGTTGTGATAAGGAGTTAATTTAGGGAGTGAGGGCCATTGATCTTAAGCTCTACCTCTGGTATAAGCTTGTAATAGTGATTCACCTTCCAACTTTTCTCCAAAGGTGTGAATTACTTTTCCGTCTTTTGACCTAACGATTAGGCCGTTGTTATATTCTATGTCTTGGACGCCACCATCTTCTGTGTCTTGTGGTCTATCATCATATGCCATAGAGTTTAATTGATGAGCGTGTAGAGATCTAACTCCTGATGCCCATTTTTCGGCTTCTATTAAAAGTCGTTGTCTTTCTACCACGCTATCGTATTCACTCATTAGTGTATACTCACACCAGGTATTTTCATACCAAGTTCTGCTTGTGTGATTAATTCTTTAAGCTTTTGATTCCACATCTGTTTGAATTCAGTATTCTGTGCGTTATCTCTAGCGTTCTTAAGAGCTATAGCTCTACGTGTTACGTTGTTCATTTCTTCTTCCCAATTATACCATGTAGACATATACATCCAACCTTTCAGCGTGCTTGAGTGGTAATGACTGGTCATACCCTCTTGGGTGACGACCATCAGCTAGTGCTGCAGCAGTCCTAGGACCTCGTCCTTGGCACTTAACTCTATATCTTTTATTCTTTGGCTCGATCTCAGTAGTCCAACCGCTTTGAAATCTATAATTATTCATTTTATCATTCACTGCAGCCATTTTATTTATGGCTTTAATGGTTGTCCTAATGGTTTCAAGTTCTAACATATCACCTGCGCTTGCAGTGTGTGCTGTCATTACATAACTATTACTTGTATGACTCATATTATCTCTCCAGTGAACTTATATCAGATTGTACGTTAGATACACTTGCATCTATATCGCTAACTCTGCCTTCCATCGAATCGACGGTTGATTGGAGATCAGCTAATTGATTAGTAACTCCATCAAGCGTTACGACGATAGCTTCTAATAAAGCGGCAATGTTGTTTACTTCCATCTTAGTTCCACTCCTGATCCATACCACTTGCGTTGTATGCATCCATTATAGAACTATTCTCTAAGAACCTTTTGGTATCTTTTTCAGAGTAGTACATGTTTTCTGGTGAATTAAGATCTAGAGAACCAACTGCTTGGTGTCCAGCTTTCTTGACTGATGCAGTAAGCTTTTTGTGAAGTTTCATTTCTTCTTTAAGAGCTTTCTTGCGATTATCCAATTTGATTATAGAGGCTTGAAAATTAATTTCCTCTTGTTTTTTGGCTTGAGCTTTTTCAGCTGCCATTTTGATCATTTCTAATCTATTCATAATGTAGACTCCTTATCTATTATTATTTTTTAATATAGGTATATTATACCATAGTTCTAAGCAAATGTAAAGGTTTATTTTCACTTATTTTCATTTATTTCAGCATTATGTTCATGCATAATTGCTTCAAGCTTCCTTATTCTAGCTTGTTCTTTGTCTTCAGCAATCATGATAGATGTCATTAATGCAAACCCACCTGCGCAGATTGTAATAAAGATAACGATTATTGTTTCAAAATCCATGTTATTTTCCTATGTACTCTACTTCACTACGAGGGACTACTTGATAAGCACCCTTGTTGTATGCAGGTGCTAAGGTATAACCCTTGGAAGCTTCTATTTTGTATGACTGATCTTCAGCCGGCACATACTTTGCAGGACCACTGTAAGATGGATATTTTGCATTGTGTGCTTCAATTTCTATTTGTCTTAAACTCTTAACAGGTTTATATGGGACAAATAATTCTTTAGATCTACGCACGGGTGCGAGAGCTTTACTTTTACGCTTACGACCACACGGGCTGTAACGAAGTGAGCCAATCATATTCAAGCTGCGTCCTCTTCTTTAGGGTATTTTTCCCAATAGATGTTATCAGATATAGTGCAATCAAGATCATCAAAATCATTTTCAGCATCTCTTGCTTTATCTTCGAAAGGACTAACTAAGTCATATATAGCTGATTCAAGATCATTCACTGCATTTCTTACTTGAGCTACTTCGTATGATATATCAATATCATTGTCTTCAGCTAAGCTTTCGATTTGAGTGTAAATCGCCATAGGAGCATCGTTATATTTGATATCCCTAGTTGTGTTATTCACTGTACTGACCAAAGACTTAAGATCGTACTTAAGGCTTTCTAGTCTTTCTAATTCTACTTTCATTTCATTCATATTCATAATCTATTCCTCGTTTTCCTTAAACCATTCGTTAAGATCTTTCTCTAGGACAAAGTCACCGTCATCCATAAGGTATTCAGCCTTATAGTTTTCACGATCATTACTCCATGATTCAGTCTTCTCTAGTATTCCAGCTTTCATCCAACCGTCATCACGGTTATCAGTAACTTTTAAGAAGTTAATGTTGCCGCCAACGATGTTGAACTGAGTTACACTTTCCCAATCTTCACAAACTTTTGCTTGGTGAAGCTCTACTGAGACATCAGTGATGTACTCATCCATGCCACCGTTTGACTGTTTAAAGTCGGTGCAGATGTAAGGCTTAATCTGTGCTACAAGAGTAGCGATTTCATTACGCTCTATCTCACCACAGTTTGGCATTACATATGTAGAACCACCCTTAAATTTCATGTAAGGATTTTCTCTAGAACCGTAGTTCTCGAGGTACTGAGTTTGCACTACTAATTTTTTCATTACGCTGCCTCCAACATTGTTAACGGAACATCCCAGCGTTGGCCATCGATGCTTATGATTGCTTTTTTGACTTTGATCTTTAAGATCTTGCCAGTCATAAATCCACGTCTTCCATTAAAGGAAACGTTATCACCAACTGTAAACATAGCCTTGGCTTGTCTAGCGGCTTGATTTCTAAGCACTGATTGTTGAAATTTTACAGCTTGAATCACTGCGTTAAGGTCTGCCATGTTATCGATCTGGCCTATCATATTTATCACTTTTTTCATAATTAACTCCAATTAATTTAATTTATAATACTATTATACCATACTTCTAAGCAAAAGTAAAGGTTTATTTTCGTTTATTTTCGTTTATTTTCATTACTCCACCGACCATGACATAGTCATAGGGTAAAGAACGATATCAGTGGGTGTATCCTTGTGTGCATCGTACTCGGCTTGGGTGATGAATTTTGCGTCTTCCATCCACTCTTTGTCTGTCCAATTCTCTTCGGCTAGATCAATCGCGATGATTTCATTTATAGCTTCTATTCTAGTCATATATTCTCACCCTTTTTCATTATTTAATATAGCTATTATACCATACTTTTAGGCATATGTACACCTTTATTTACACTTTATTTAGATCATTTAGTTATAAGGAAAGCATTTCTTATACAAAGGAAGCTCTAGTCTTGTGGCTTCACGTTCCCACGGTTGGTTCTCATATTGCCATCCATCAGCCTTTCTGCCTTTCCATACCCACCGGTGGTTACTGCCATCTAGCTCTCCTCTGAAGTATTGCTTAATGTGGACCATCTCATGGGCTAGGGTTACCATCATATCTTCGTATGCTATCTTTTCTTTCTCAACCCATCTTGCTATCTTGATCTCGGCTACACCTTCTTTCTTACATCCCCAGCCACAACCATACATACCTTCTAGGCGAGTAACGAATCTAATGTGGATGAGTTTGTTCTTTAGACGGTGGATATTCAGTTCTCTACATAGCAGGCCTACGTATTCGTCCACCACAGCAGAAGCTTTAATTCTGCCATCTATCAGGACGGTGATACCGTTGTATTGTGATAATCCCATATTTCATGCCTTGTATGATTATTTGATATACTATTATACCATGCTTTTAGGCGTATGTACAGGCTTTTCTTAGATCATTTAGTTATATAAGGTGCATATATGGTTATAAGCTCTTCTTTCCCTTTAACCTTAATTTGACCTATTTGCCTCGATTCGATCTGTACGAGTTGCTCCATTGTGTGACTAGAGATAATAGTCTTGTTCTCTAAGTACTCACCCCGTGCTGCTGTAGCTTCCAGTCTTGCAGCAAGGTTAACAGCATCTCCAATAACGGAGTAATCAAATCTGGATTCACTGCCCATATTACCAACAATACAATCTCCAGTATTGACACCAGTGCCAACATTAATGTCAGGTAAGCCGCGTTTCTTGTAAACGTCTTTGAGTTCATTTGTCTTTGCCTCTATTTCTATTGCCGATTTGACTGCCATTTCGGCATGATTAGAGCATGCTAATGGTGCATTCCAAAATGCCATTATACAATCACCCATGTATTTGTCTATCGTTCCACCGTTTGCTAATATGATCTTTGTCATAGCATCTAGGAACTCATTGACCAGTTCTACCAATCCTTCAGGATCGTCTTTATTCTTATAGAATTCTGATATGGGGGTGAACCCTACAATATCCATAAATAAGAATGTCATTTCTTTTCTCTCTCCACCAAGCTTTAATAGATCTGGATTTTTTTGTAATGCGTTCACCATGTCAGGAGAGAGATACGTGCCGAACTGCTTTTTAATTTGTTGTCTTAGTTTGAATTGTTTATAGAAATTACTAAAACTAGCTGAGGCGAAAACAATTATATATATCAGTAGAGGGGCCGATAAATCAAGGAGTATTTGAAATTCAGACCAGGCGTAATATGCGACGAATGCAGATCCAAAGCCAACGAAGGCGGAGGTTACTACACCTGCAATTACAGGGAGATAGAATATTGATAGAACAATCATCAGACCGCCAATTAGAATTAGACCTATCTCCGCAAGATCAGCCCACACCGGACGAGATATCGAAGAACCATCCATTATCGTCTGAAGAGTAGAAGCTTGAATCTGATGAGGATAGAACAATCCTTGTGGAGTCGGAACTTGAGGAGCAATTCCTTTAGCAGACAATCCTACTATAACTGTCTTCCCTTCCAAATCACCTAAATCATCTACACCGTATTCTAATTCATTAAACGTATAGTTTGTGTTTAGCCATATAGTTCCATTTGGATCGGTCTTCATTGGTTCGTATGGTGGTATCATTACATCAACAATTCCATAATCTTCTACATGCATTGTATACGATTTCTTTTGTTGTAATGCTCTGATTAATTCTAAAGCGAATGAAGGGTATAACTGGTTATTGACTTGAGATATAAGTGGTATCCTACGAGTTATATTATCTACTTCTTGGGCTGCATTGGTGAGCCCTACACCCTCGCTGGCGGCCTCCAAAATTTCTATATTGGTTATTAATCCTCCGTATTTATAAACGAACTCATAGGGATCGCCACGCCCCTTAAAAGCTGTTCCTACATAAGGTGCTTTCTTACTCCTACCATTCGAATCAGCATCTTGTGCTAGGATAATACCATTACCTTCAATCCATGACGCAAACACTTCGTCACCACCAAATCTATCTTTTTCAGGGAACATAAATGTAAACCCAATCATTCCAGCATTGGAGCTTCTTAGATCAGATATTATCTGTGCGTAGGTTTGTCGTGGGAAAGGGTATTGCCCTAGGACTCCTAGAGAACCTTCACCTATATTAATTAGAACAATCTGCTCGGATTCCTTGTCGGGTAAGCTTTTGATATATTGATCAAAGGTGTTTAACCTGATCTGTTCTACTATAGCTGGGTCATCTAATCGTAGGAGTCCTAGAACAATTATGAAGGCTAATGAAGCCCATATACTTGTAATATATTTCATACGTATACATCTATATATAATCCTTTGTATTGCAAAAGCATCCTATATTTTGTAAATTTACTGTTGTAAGACCGCAATGTTACATCCACCTGAAGTTTGGCAATTCTGAATTAATGTGTATGATTGTGCTGAGTTGCTTTGTTGAGTTAAATTAAATGTGGTTGGTTGTGAGCCGCTTAATGTAACATTAGCGTTATGAGCTCCTCCTCCACTTTGGTTTAAAGAACCTGTATTACCATCATTGGTTGTTTTCAAGGTAGCAGTTTTAGTTCCGTCTGTTTCTTGAACTACATAGAATGAATTATTACTTGAATAGAAATATACAGTAGCAGTATGAGGTGAATATTGATTATTGTTACCATTTCGTTGATAACCAGATAATGAATTATTACTACCATGAATATCTAGGTTAAGTGTATGACCGCCACCTTCATCATTATCATCAGCGAATGTTGTGTCAGATGAGCCTGATAGATATAACCCTTGACCCCATCGAACACTATTAGAACTTCCTAAAATATGCAGGTTGATATCTGATTTAGCACAACTACTTAAAGTACAGTTTTGTTCCATGTGTAACGAATTACTTGCGCCGTCTATATCACCACCTGATTGTTGACCCCAAGTAGGAAAGAACGACAGCTCGTTATTGTGTCCTTGCTGTTTAAAGAATATAGAATTATTCCTATGAGCAATCTTTAGATTAACTTTATTATCGTAACCTATTTGTTCTATGCTTAAATTAAGATTATCAGTGTCTGCGTTACTAACCTGACCTATGGTTATACTGTTAGTATTATCCGCCTTGACGAATGATGATAATAACAGATTGGCCATCACCAACGATAATATTATTTTTCCTGCCTTCATTTTCTGTCTCCAAAGTTGCATTTGTTCCTATAGGTATACGTACGGAAACTACTCCGTTTACATCTCTATAGAACCAAATTTGTCCAGCTCCTTGATCGATAATAGTATTATACTGTGTCTCTTTATCAAAGCCTGGTGCTGTTGTTCCTACAATATCCCCTTGCTCTCCAGAGTTACTGCTTTTTCTATTAAATATACTAACCTTCTCTAAAGAAACTAATACATCTTGTAAGAAATCGACATCTAATAAGTCCATGTCAAGTTCATTAAATTCTAAATCATCTTCAGCGAGATAATCTTCTGCTAAGTAATCTGTATCGAGATCAGTGAAGTCAAGAATACTAACGCTAGAATCGTTACTTCCAGTAGATTCTTCATTTTGTCGTTCACGTATTTCTCTCGGTGGATTGACAATAAACATATTATCAATCATATTTAAACTTATATTGTTCAACACTAATGGTTGGGTTGGTATAGTACTCATACTTGATACCATTGTGGCTTGGTAAGCTTCTGTTAACTCAACAACTCCACCATCGTTAGTAACTGTTATTGCTCCACTTGGAGAACAATCACCATCGATAGTACATTCAGTTTCAGGTAGAAGAATAATTAAACTTCTCCCTAGCTCATCTACTGATGTAGTAAAATCTGTACCTCTAACTTGTATTGAAGCTGTAGGTGTTTCTATTAGTATATTTTCTTTGGGTACTAATCCCAATCTTCCTGTAGAAAACCGTGCAGTGCCTGACACAAATTTCATTGTCATCCTAGCATCAGCTTTTTTATTAGGATCGTAATAGTACTCAGTCAATGTAATTTCTGTATGTTCAGTTAACCGAACTACAGAATCATCTAGGAACTTAAGTAACATACGGCCTTTTGCCGTTTCTACATGATCTAATTGCTGAATAGCTAAACCAAGCTCAGTGGTAATACTTTCTCCTTCTCGAGTAATACCACCACTGCCCTTATGCTCTTCGATTCCACCTATGTCGTCAGCAAAGACGAATGCACTGCCTAATAAAAGGCTAGTCAGCAGTATCTTTTTGCTTAATATTGACTGTAGCATTTTCTGTATCAAAGTCCGCATTAATTATTGAGTAGCATCCAGAGACGCCAGTTGGACATGTACCAGATGTTTGTAAGATATCTATATCTCCACTTGACCCAATCCACTCCATAGTAACTGATTGATATGCACCATCAGACTGAGTAGTAGCAAAGTTGTTTGAACTTCCTATTACGTCTATGTCCCATGTTACATCATCAGCATCAATATTAATATCCCATACGTTTGAACTACCAGTGATATCTAGATCCATGTTCAACCTTTCAGCTGAAGCAGCAAATCCCCAATCTATATCAAAAGTATTACTGTTACCAGCTACTGCAACATCTACTGTTGAACTATCTGCACTTCCACCGTAACCTACGTTCCAATCCCATATGTTGCTATTACCAGTTAACTTTAAGTCAACATCAGTACTATCAAACAAGGTTGGTCCGAATATTCGGTTTAAGTTACCAATCATATCAATATCCATTGTCACACTGCTACCAGTTAATATCCAGTCAGTTGCACAATCTGTCCCACTCATTGAACCACATAATTTGTTACCATAACCGATTTGATCAATGGTTAAAGTAAGGGTATCACCAGCTTGATCCAATAACACTTTGTTATCGTTGGCCGCGGCGAATGCAACTACAGGACATAATAAAACAACAAAAGCGATATATTTATTTAACATTTTCATTTTTATTTTCCTCTCAGGTAATGAAGTATCCCAAATAGAAAGACTTCTATTTAATAATTTCATCGTTGTTTTCCTCTAAAGAATGCTTCTCGTTTATACCATCTGCTTGATGGGGGTGACGATGACCTTCTTTTATTTCCCAAAAACCTCTGTCATGTCCTTGGTATATTAGTTCTAACACTGCCTCTTCGATCGTTGACCGTAGTGACCTTGTTACCGATTCATTTTCAGTAACGCCATCTTCTATTTCTACAAGATTCGTTGCCATATCGACGAATTTAAAAACATCATAACTATTAGCGACAGCCAAAATAGTTTTTGATGTTTGTACATTTAATAAAACTTCACCCGTCAATGTACTAACGGCTCTTAAATGCACAGTTACCATATCTCTTCTATAGGCACGTGTTGTTCCTATTCCGAGAGTTCTAGCTCCTGCACCTCCAGTCTCGATATTAGTATCAAATCCAATGATACCTCCTTCAAGAATGATTCCAGCGAAAAGAAGTGGTGCTAAACCTGTATTATCTTCTTCTCCATATTGTTCTCTTGTATTTCGAACGATCTGACGTTCTCTTGTTAAGTGGTCTATACCCACTCTTTCTACTACTCTAAACCATGTTCCACCACCAGCAGATTTTAAAGCATCAATCAACATCGTTGAAGCGCCTTGAGATACTGCAGTACTAAACATAGCAGAATCTCCTTTTTGCTTTCTTTGTCCTGTCAAATCAGGAAACTTATATACTGCAACTATTGGAGATTTTTCTGGTGCATGTAATTCAAGTAATTCTGTGTGAGTAGGTAAATGCACAACGATAGGATCTTCTTTACATTCTCCTATAGCATTCATAATAGGAGTGGTGCAACTGTCTGTCATGCTTGGCATTCCAGCACAACTAGATAGAAGTATTCCTACGGCTATTACGCCGAGATATTTACCCGCCTGTTCCAGCACTTCCGCCACCTATTGGTATTACGATCGTAGTTTCAGAACCATCTTCTGCTATAATCGTCATTACTATTACGTCTTCCCCTTGTGTACATGCCCATTGAGATGAATCACACGATGTTCTTTGATAAGTAATGGTATTACCTTCTAGAACAAAACTACCAAAACTAGATACTGTGCATGCAGGGTCTGTAGTATCACATGTTTTAAATAAACTTTCTACTAACTGTTTACTAAGTTGAGCATATATTCTGCTCTCTAAATTTCTCATGAACTTAGCAAGTGTAGTATTTTCTGCATCTCTTTCAGCTTGTAATAACGCTGATTCGATATCATCTGCTATTGCTTTCTTTCTAGAAAACTCTTGATTCTCAATAGTTAAGTAGTGAGATGATGTGCCTATACCACTAAAGGATGGACTTTTAAATTTGTGTACTAATTCATCTGCTGTTGCGTAATTAATTCCAAGCGTAACTGCTCCTACTAATAGTATTAATCTTACAACGTGTAATTTACTTTCAATCTTTTTTATCATTTTTCTTCCTCTCCGCTAAAGCTTCTTTTTCTTCAGCATCGTTTATAATATCAATCTTCTCCTTCATGGTTATAACTACATTTACTTTCTGCTGTAAACGTATCATATCTTGATCTAACATTCTTGTCTGATCAATGACTCTTATAAGTGCTATATGCATTTTGCCTAAAGCTGGGTTGAGTGTCATAGTGACAAACTGCCATACGTAATAAACAAAATACCCTAGGAATACAATAGCTACTACATTGAAACCGTATTCAGTTATTAACGAAGCTACTTGCATCAATCTCTCCTAGAGTCGATCTTTCCATCTTCTATAAAGTTCTCTGCCCTAGCTATTCTCTCAATGTCTGGTCTTAAATCTAGAGCACTACTTACTAATAGGTCTATCTTAATCATTTCATTAGACATAGTTCTTGCTCTATTCTCTAATGACTTACAAAACATTGTAAGAGTCTCAATTTGTTTGACCGAGCCGGACAATATTTGTTTAATTATTATGAATATGAAGTAGCCACTGATTGCAGCACTCGCAATAGGCATACCAACTTCATCAATAATTTTAAACAATTCGTTCATACAACTATTTATACTAGTTGTTTACTCGAAATGAACAGAAACCCCACATCCACACGCCATTGCAACGTTAGGATTAGCAAATTTAAATGATTGATTTAGTCCTTCTGAGACGAAGTCTAAGGTAGAACCTTCAATGTAAGGTTGTGAAGTAGGATCTATTACAATTATGAACTTACCGAAGTCAAGAATATGATCGTCATCTTCTAGTTTATTTGCAAATTCTAAAACGTATTCATACCCACCACAGCCTCCACCAGTAATACCAACTCTGATTGCAGGGTCAAGCATTTCTATGGATTCTTTTAAAATATGTGTTATTGCGTTATTCGTTAACTCGAGCATCATCAACCTCTGGAGGGTTATTATGACCAATCAATGAATGGTCTAAGATTGGATGTTTATAATCTTCTGATTGTTTAGACTCGTAATCTACCATAGCTTGTTTGATGGCATCTTCTGCTAATACACTACAGTGCAACTTAATTGGTGGTAGTTGTAATGCATCTGCAATGTCTTTGTCTTTGATTAGCTTTGCTTCTTCAATAGTCTTACCCATCATCAAGTCAACGAACAACGAAGAAGATGCAATAGCACTTCCACATCCGTAAGTCTTGAATTTTACATCGACAATCTTTTCGTCATCATCGAGTAATAGTTGTAGTTGCATTACATCACCACACGCAGGAGCTCCTGCAAGTCCTGTTGCAACCTTGGGATTGTTTCTATCCAGTGAACCGACAGCGTGCTTATGTGGGTTCGCGAGAACGGCTTCGAACCGTTGTACTACTTCCTTTGAATAAGCCATTTTTTATCTTCTAGTAAGTTACGCCAACCGCTAAAGTTGTTGCAGCACCTGTAAGTGTATCACTACCGGTTTTAGCAATATAAGCTACTGCATTACCTGCTAAAGTTACAGTTGCAATCGTTGTTCCACCTGCATTCTTCTGCGTGATTAATTGAACAGATGTTTTATTGTTCAACACTCTTACTAATTTGGCAAAGCCTACATTAGATGCTGTGGCTATAGCAGCCTCAGATCCTTGTAAATTTAATGTTTTCATTTTTATTTCCTCTTAAATTGATATTTATACATTTTCGAGCCTACTCATCAATCTTTCTGCTCTGTTTGTAACCTGTTGATGCCATCTAGAATCTCTTCCTTCGAAGGCCGCCTGTTTCCAATCTCCACTTTGTAAAGCAAGATTGTGATTTTTAAATTTTGATAATCTGGTGTATCCCATATTAAACATCATATTTGCTACGATCTGTTTAACTTCTTGGGGATATCCATCCCATGCTTCGTGTAGTTTAATACAATCACCTAAGACACTCTGAACATCATGTTCAAAAAGTTCTACACATCTTTCTTCGGTAATCGCTGTGCCTACTTCACCGCCATGCTCACCGTCGGTCTCTAAGATCAAATGACCAATACCTACTGTAGGATATCCCAAGTGATCAAGATAAATCTCGTTTACCTTGCCTTCATCGATTGTTAATTGTTCTCTTAATTGATCTACATCAATATCGTTATTTTTACTACCAAACATTATTCTGGTTCTCCTATTGTCCCTGCATCATCAGGCCATCCAAACGGTCCGAAGTAATATAAGGGTGTGTTGTTATCAGCGATTTTTTCAGCGGTATGACCACCTTCCATTACCCAACCTGCGGTATCGCCTCTTATTATGTAAGCTTTTTGGACACTTCCAGTTGGAGATCCAAACCATCTCTTACAACCGCCGTCATCACAAACACCATTCATATCAGATATTGTATCTTTAGTTGGTACTTTTGCAAGTTGATCGGCAAATCCATCTACGTTATATAACAGATCTACCCAAGCAGTTGATCCATCTGGATCTGTTAAATTCATATTCATCATAGCCACACAAGTATCTTTATTGTAATCAGTTTTGATGGCTGTAATAGTATCTATTTCTTCCATTCCGCACCTAGCGAAGGCACGTATACTAATTGTGTTACCATTGCTTTTGACCACATGAAAAAATCCTGGTCCAACGATAATAGAATTGACGTAGTCTTTTAAGAATAATAAAGCTTCATGTGACTCAGTAGTTGAATTCGCTGCGCTATTATCTTGTATATGTTTAACTATCGCTGGTTCCTGGAATCCAAGCCATGACTTGTTATTCCACATTCTCCATTGGTTTTCTTCCCATAAGGTTGTCCATACATCATCAGGCACTCTGCCGTGATGATAGTACTCATGAGTTATATTTGAAAATGTAGCCATCTTATGCCCCTAGTGCGAATTTCATTATTATTGTAGCTTCTTCACCACTTGAAGTGTGGCCTCCAGATGCTGATACTTTTATAGATCTAGTTGCATTGGGAGTCCAGCCATTTCCTTTAAATCCTACACTAGCTGTTTCTTCATATGACCCTAAAGCAATATGATAACTTATCTGAGAACCAGCTCCGGATTTCATGTATCTTGAGGTTCCAGCTGAAGTTCCAGCAACAGAGTTTGATGCATATGATGCAAACGGTGTTAAATTCGCCATGACTACAACCTCTCCCTGGCCCCATGCTGCTCCCATTGTGTAACTATCTGTTCCATAATCGTTATGTTGTCTTGCAATAACAGTTGTATTAACACCCTTTCCAGAGGTATTGGTAGTGGATGTTCCTGGAGATCTAATAATTCCTGTAAGTATGTTGTGCGCACCAGAAGAATAGTTTAATCTATGGGCACAAAATCTTTCTCCACCTTTGCAAACCCTGGCAAATGTTACTACCCAACCATCGGCCGCGTTATTACCATTGTAGTATTCGAATGCAAAAGATCCTATTAATGGTGCACTTGTATTGTGCTGGGCAGATGATTGATTCCATGCTGGATACATGTATGAAGAAGGTGTTCCGCCCGAACTAGTAAATGCCATAAAGAACATAATATCGCCAGGAGCTGCATGAGTCTGTAAGTCTTCATAGTTCCAGGCATTTGGAGCTCTTTGAGCATTAGCCAATGCATACATAGGGTTATTACTATTTATTGCTAATGCCGATGCTCCCATACCACTTTCATAAGATTGAACTTCTTGACCGGATTTAAAATTACCTACACCTGTCAAATTTGCTGTGGCTCCTGAATCATCGGCTGATGGGTTAACACTTGTTGAATTGGCGTTACTTGTAACAGCAAATGGCATATTACCTATACCACGTAAATTACCCATGCTGATATTACTATTAGAGGTTACCTGTTTGGTTTTAGCTGGAGAACTATTTGTGCTATAAGACGTAACTAAACTATTCCAGACAGCGCCAGTTGCGTGGAATGGTAATTCGTTATTACTTGTAAACGCAGTTGCTGTATTGTTTCCTGGAGCTCTGACACCATCGTAATTGTTAGAGCCTCTTTTATATTTACTAAGGCTTACTTCACCACTATCATTCTGAAACTCAGCTCTTAGCGCTGCAGCACGAACGTTATTGACGTTATGGGACATTGGCATTACTTTATAATCTCCGATATATGATCTTCGAATTCTTCGATTTTCTGTGTTCTATTAGGCCAAAGAATATAATCTTTCTCTGGGTTCTTTTTTAAATTTGATAACAAAGGTAATATAGCATTATATAATTTATTTAATTTATCTTCAGCTGCAACTTGGCCTGATGCGGATTCCGCACTGAGTTTGTTTACAGTTTGTACCGCCTCTAGTTCACTTTCATCTACCGCAGTGAAACCAAAGTCAAAATCTAATAAATCGTTTGACATGTTTATTCCTCTATTAATCTATTTATACTATTATACTTCTCTTCTTTAGGTAATTTCTTTTTTTTATCGCTATGTACTCGAGTAATAGAATGATCTGGTTGTGCTTTACGTGCTTTTATTTCTGGCTTCTTCTTCCCAAAAGCTAGCTCCCAACCATCAGCGAATTTGTTTTGGTCGTTTCCTCTAGGTTTATCACCCTTTCCGCCATGCCATTGTTTATTACTCATTTGCTAATAATCTCTGTGTGTCTTTCCAGCTTGTAACTGCAAACACGTGTTCTTGTTTTAGTTTTACTGCTAAAGGATAATCATTTCCTGCAGGGTCAACTCTGTCGCCATAAAATTTAATTGAGTCTATGTCGAAGTCTTTTAATATTTGAGACTTATCTCGTCCTTTTTGAAATATGTCTATACCTGTCTCTCCGCCTACTTTTGCACTTAGCTCTGGGAAACGTGTATTAAACCTTTCAGCAATAGCAGATCTTTCCATTACTTGCTTATCGTACTCATAGTAATCTGATCGTTGTTGCTTGTTTGCATATCTACCTACAACACTAAAGTTAACCATACCGGGTCTGTCTTCTATGTGTAAGCCTGTTTGTGTTTTCCATCCGCTATTATCTAATTCGTTTGTTAAAAAGAAACCGGCTTCAGCTGGTAATGACCAGGCATTGCGACTAAGTTGTTTATCTCTAGCATACACATCATTGCCACTACAGTTATAAACTCTATCACAACTGTTATAAACTTCATCGCCTAGTTGTTCTAATGTCTTCGGTCTATCACTGCCTGTTACTAAACTTACATTATGTGTTCTAGCAAACTCTAAAAACTGTTTCTTAAACTCAGCATCTATTTTTCCTCTACTAGGAGTTAGTGTGCCGTCTACGTCAAAGATATAATTCTTACTCATTGGATCCATCCTAATAGTATATTAAACATTATTAAATATACACATAGTAGATTTGACAAAACAATGAATGTACGGATATATGAGATTCTATTCTCATTGTTGACATCATAACCATCTTCTTCATCAAAAGATCCTAGTGCATGTTTCCATACTGTCCATAACTTTTTCATCACCCAAATAAACCCCAACCATGGTTAGCCCATGCATTAAGTATGATAAACCAACATGTTGCCATGTGTGTTATCCACCATACTGTTCTGATTACTGCAATAGAATCAGCTTGTGTATCAGTATCTCCGACTTTTTCGCCAAGAGATTTTGCCCATATTCTCCAAATTTTACTAAACATTATACATCGTATACTTTAAAGTAATTTCCTGTCCTGGCAAAATTGTCTCAACGGCAATTAAATTGACTACACTGTATCCTGCTAGTGATGACAAAGGCCTTCGTTGGATAGTCATGCAATTAGGTTCTTCAGAATGATTAACAAATCCACCCAATGGTGTTCTAATCCATTCATCTTCTACTAATATTCTTATCATTCCTAAGAATTTTCCGGGAGCGATAGTCTCTACTGCGAATAGACCTAAGCCATGAATTGCGCTATTGCCTATAGTGACGCTATTGGGTAGCGGGCGATACGTACTCAATTGATATTCCTCTTCTCACTAGTTCATTACGACATTTTTGTTTTGTTCTGGCTGCGCCGTTATTGTTATTGATATAATCAAATAACTCTTGCTTAGGCATTCCTTTCATCCAGAAGTTAGTTGTTGTTGTCTTGTTAGTTCCTTTTACTCGTACCGTTTGTGACGGTTTAAATTTAATTGGCATAATATTATTTCATTGTTTGTATGGTACCATCATTCTTAACTCTGTAAGCTTCGAAGGCAACATCTGAATAAGCATCCTTTAATGATAATAAAGCTTTTAAGTTACTTACATCGTCATCAAACAATCTTATTCTTTTATATAATCCAGTATCTAGATATTTTCTAAACACCACCTCTTTGTTTTTAGCTGCGGAATCTAATCCGATATTACCAGCTCTTTCGATATAGACATTGTCCATATCTAGTCCTTGCTTTTTAAAAGTATCAACGAATAATTTCTTATCGTCCATATCTCCTCGAGCAGTAACTACGATTACCTTCGATCCAGATTTAACTGAATTATTAATAATAGCCTTTGCCTTAGTAATCATTTTAGCAATAGGCGTCGATGTTCTATTAAAAATCTTTGCTGATTTAAATTGACCATAATCATATGATTCACCAGCTTCTAAACTATGTGTATTATATTCTATATTGGTTAACACTGATACTTTCTTTCCATCTTTCATAACTGTGATTTTAGCTTTAGTACGAAATAAGGTTTCGTCAATATCAAATATAGTTAACCCTTTGCCCTTTTGAGCTTCAAGTATATAATTTAATAGTTGTCTTTTCACTATTTAAACGATCGTAAGTTGTTTAGTTTATCTTGCGCAGTTGCAAGTTTTTCTAACACTTCTTCAATTGTTGCAATCGTATCAGGATGTTCTGCCACACCGACGTGCGAACCTAATAAGATTTTAATGTTAACCTGATGTGTTGCAATCTCACCCTTGAGTTTAAGTTCCAACGCTTTTAAGATGTCATCTCTAAAATTTGACATATTTTTATCTCCCGAAAAGTTTTTCTTTTTTATATTCGTTAATAGTATTTATAAGCGATTTAGTCCAATTGTCTCTATCTTCGACAAATACTTGTGGTCCTTCATCACCTGCAATACAAACAACCAATTTCTTGATTGGCATTCCAGTTCTTTCTTCCCACATAACAGCATAAGCTGCGCATTGCATAAAGTAACCACTAATCCATTCTACCTTTTTTAGCTTCTTAGATGTCTTATAATCTATGATAGCATCAACACCTTCCCACTGTCCTACGCAATCAACTCTACCCGCAACACCTAAGTGTTTAGAATATAATGGAGCTTCTTGTGCATATACTTTCGTTAAACATTTATCTAACGTTGGTTGTATATCCTTAAAGGTTTGTATGTTATGTGGCATTTCGCCTTCAAGATAGTCAGGGTCATTATTCACATATTTTTCCAATAGATTGTGAACTATCGTTCCACGACCAGATGCTCTAGAACTAATACGATTAGCTTCCTCTTCGCCTACTCTTGCTCTCCATTTCTGAATAGCTTCTCTACTTAATATCGAGAGAACAGTAGTAATAGAAGGATAACTATTACCGGCTGGGTCACGGTAAGTTCTACCAGACTTAGCAGTAACTGCAGTGAGATCATTATATCCGAGATCAATTGGTTCATGTTTAAACATCCGTAATAACAGCCTTGATATGATCGTCATTTACAATAACAGCACCTTGGCCTTCATGGTTAATAGGCATTGATTTAGACCAATCTAAATATACTCTATCTCCAGGTTTAATGCTCTTGATGTCGACACCAGGACCTATACCTAGAACTAATCCTGGCTTATGGCTCTTGTCTAATACTGCATCATTCGATAATATAATACCACCGGCAGTTGTTTGTTCTTTAGCAACTTCAGCTACTAACACATAGTTTTTTAATAATTTCATTTTGTTTTAATATTTCCTCTTAGTCGTGGTGGCATTCCACTTTGAATTCTTTGCTGGACTTCCTTCCAACCGTCGCCTGCTTTTTTTAATACGTCGCCGTCTTGTCGTGTATTCATAACGGGTGCACTAATTTGTTGTTGTAGGTCTGGATTATCTGCTTTAAACTTATCGAGTTCTTTCCAACTCATAGTATATTCAGTAATTTCACCAGACTTCAAATGTATAAAATCGTATCTAGGCATTAAACCACTCCGGTACTTCTCGTTTTGTCCACGCCATATTAAATCTTTCTCTCTTTGTTTTATAGAATGCTCTGTAAGATTCCACTGGATCTTTAGTTATACATTCCGGGAATGATGCCATTGCTAATTTGAATGGTGTCATATCTGTTATTGTTATATTATTTGGTATGCTTTTCAATGCTACTCTCAGTTTAGTATCTGTTGCATGTATCTTTCCATACCTATATTTATACTCATCACATAAAGCAATAAAATGCTTGTAGTGCCATTCATAGTTAAGACAAGATTCTCTAGTCCATACTGTTGAAGGGTGATTAAAATGACAAGCTTTGTATAAGACATCTTCACGATCGTCGTTAAGTTTCCAATATTGTATCATTGAACCAGACTTAGATGGCCTACGTTCCATAGTACCATCAAGCATTCGATGAACAGTTGATAACATCTGAGCTGATTCAACAATCATTTTGACTACATGTTTATCACACTGTAGTTGAGCAGCTATCACTGGATCATTATCTAGAATAAATATATTCATGCTGCTACCTTGTCTAAATGTTTACAAGAACCTCTGAATTTAAAACCTGGACATGAGCACTTCTTGTTATAAATGGTATAGGTGTTACCCTTACTACCTGTCACAGTTATATAACCCTTCGGCAATTCTTCTGGCCATTCGCCTATGAGTTTAAATTTGCGTCTTGATTTAGAAAACGTTTTGAGTGGAGTTTTAAACATTTTACATGCTTTGCCGGGTGGCATATATCCAATAAGATATCCATGGCTGTTGACATAATAGTCGCCATTGGCAATAGTTAGATCGCCCCAATCGGTTATTTCTCGTAGTATTTGTATCATAATATAATCCTTGTCATAATAGTATATTATAACACAGTTTCATGTGAATGTACACCTTTATTTACATTTATATGTGCATAAAAGTGTAAGATTGATGCATTTATACGTACATATAAATGTAAAAAAATGGGACACCGGCCGATATCCCATTCTCGTGTTCTCTAGCCTGATTGACCCTCCTTAAACTTACTGTTAAAATTAATAACGAAGTTAGATAAGATCACCTCCTTTAGTCCTGAGTTGTACTTTCCTCATCTACCGGTTTCACTTTAGTAGATTTAGCCCTTGTAGCCTTCGGCTTCACAAGGAGATTAGGAAAGACTTCAGAAACCAACTTAGTAGTGATTCCTTTATATTTACCCATAAGTTTTTTCTCCTTCATAGCAATTACCAGCTCTGCTTCGTCTGGATGTAAAGATTCTAAAACATCTATAAACATCTTTTCTCTGCGACCTGCTGGCATTTGTTCGCCAATGCCGCCTTTGAAAAAATACTTAAATCGTGGCGACATCCTATGCAGATTGCTTGGTTCATACCCCTTAGGAGCATCATCTTTCTGGTATGGCGGTACGCCTTTTGGTAATATAAACTGAATAGACTCGTCTAAGGTTCCTTTAAGAATATTTCTTAAGGGACGAGAATTCATTTTTTTAAGGTATGCTACCTTTTCTTTTTGAGTCTTTAAGCTACATGCTTTAGCTAAGATCTCGGATATCATTTTTTCAGCCATTGTAAAATTCCTCCACTGATTCAATCAAGTTGTTACATCTTTTCTTAATAAGATAATTAAGTACTTTCATTTTCATCGGCACTTTTTGCCCATTAAATTCATTTACTATAGTATTATATATATCTTCTGGAATCTTAGTGAGATCAATCAGTGTAGTATTCCTTTGAAAATTACGTTTAATTTCATCTGGCATTATGCTAGGATCTTCAATCCATGTGTCTATAAGGGTTTGTCTTAATGGTGATTGCTTAATACCTTCGACTAAACATGAATCAGATGATAAGATGTTTGGTATACCATCACCTTTATCTCCTCTGCATATGTGTTCAAATAAGTATTTCCTAGGAGTTTTATCTACTACCATTTTCTTTTGAATAGGAGAGAACTGCTTAACATGGTTGAACTTTTGTAGTTGAATAAAATCTTTATCAGATGATATAATCATTACTGGTTCATGATTACCAAACTCTTCAGTGTTTAATGTTAATGCACCAATGATATCATCAGCCTCGCATCCTTCCATGTGTAAAACTTTATATGGTAGATTCTCTTTAATCTCATCTCTTACTAAATTCAATACTCTAAAGATTTCATTCCAATCCATAGTAGATTCAGACCTAGCTTTCTTACGATGTGCTTTGTATTGAGGGAAATATTCTTTACGCCATGTATTCATACCATCGGCACATATAACCATTTGGCCATATTCTTTTCTGTATCTTTTATTGTACATTCTAATACTGTTAAGTATCATATGTCTAATAATGTTTTCATCATCGACTTTTTGTACAATAATGTTCGATAGCGCTATTTGGCTATAATCAAGTAATATCATCAGTATGTTTCTCCATTTCCATAATTCTATCTTTCAACAATTCCATCTCTTCTTGGAGTACGTGCTTAATGCCAGCATCTCTTAGTAGAGTAGAAACCATTAGGTTTAAGATGACAAACATGTCACCTTTCAATTCAGGGTTTTCTGTATAGTCAAAATTGACACCATATTCTTCTAAAGCACCTTCGACTACCTCAATAGCGAATCGGCCTAGATCAACGGATTGTTCAAACATATCAGTAGCTTCCATATCCTCGTCATAGGTATCAGCTAGTATTTGAGCAGTCCTTCGTTCTATAAATGTGTTGTCTATTTTGTCCATATATTAGTATATTATACCATAGTTGGATGCAAATGTACACTACTTTTTTAAGTTTTTTACGCTTTGTCCGCCGATTCTGCAGCTGATTATGCCGTTATAATAGTCATCAGTCAATAGAACTTCACGTGCAAACTGTTCTTTTGCTTCCATATAAGCGGCTTCACCTTTGGTTCTACATAGATGTAGGATTTCTCTGTGATAGATATCATCACCTTGAATTTCTCTTTCTTCGTTTAAGATCCTACTGGAACCGTAATAGGATCTCCAGTCAGATTCAACATAGGTGATTTTTCTTCTCTTACGAGTTTTAGTTTTGGGTAGGGTTTTCTTTGACCAAAAGAATTTCTTTCCAACATACTTTTGTGCAGTTGCTCTATTGGTAATTAGATATACAAATGCATAGTAATCATCAGTAGAAAAATCTGCTGGAGGTTCGTATTCTAGTCCTTCGTATAACCAATTCATAGATCTATTTATTAGTCAAAATCTAGGTCGTCTATATCTTCAACTGCGGTTCCACAACAAGGACAATATACATTCTCGGGTTGATAGTCAGTAAATACTATTTTTGTTATTTCGAAACAGAATTCACAGTGATGTGTTATCTCATTCATTTGGAACAGAGCTCCAATCTTTAAAGTTATCGTAACCGCCTATAGCTTCACCATCTATTCTAATCTGTGGAAACGTTCTTGCCGTAGGGAATTCTTGAAATAGTTCTCTCTTAGTAAAATCTTTATCTAACTGTTTATAGGTATATTCATATCCTTTAGATTCGCATAAAGCTTTTGCTTTATCACAGTAAGGACACTGTGTTTTTCCAAATATTTCTATCATAATTTTAATCCTATGTTAATCATCCAAAACGCCGTAAGCATTCCACCGAATACGCATACTTGTAATATAGATGCCCAGAATATCTGGCGCATTGGATGTATTAATGTTATTTTTTCTATCCAATCTTCACTAGGAGATAGATTAACGATCTGTAGTATTTTCTTTTCCACTATAGTGAAAGGCCTGCTAAGGTCGTTTCATCTACGTCTTGTTTAACTCCACCTACAACATATGAACTGATCTCTGTTTCTTGAGGAGCAACTTGAACGTTACCTCCACCAATCCACTTTTCAGTCCATGGCAACGGATTTAGTTTAGATACATGATACGGACATGTTAACCCTAAGGCTCTCATTCGTTTACAACCAATCCATTCAATATAATCACATAACAGTTTTTCGTTTAAGCCAATCATTGAACCATCTTTAAATAAGAACTTAGCCCATTCTTTTTCTTGCTCAATAACTTTTACGAATAACTTAGTTACTTCAGGTTGCATTTCTTTTTGTAACTTTGCGAAATCTGGATCTTCCTTTACCATATTTTTTAACATAGTAGTAGTTGCAGCTAAGTGGACGTTCTCATCCCTTGCAATAAACTTAATGATTTTAGCATTACCTTCCATCTTTTTAAGCTCAGCAAATGCCCAACTACATGCGAATGAAACATAGAACCTAATACCTTCTAATGCATTAGCACTATTCATACACATCCATAGTGCACGTTTATGGTCCATCTTGTTTGAAGCTGAGTTATTGTAATCAATTAAGTCATCATAGTATTTTGCGATATCATTACCACATTCTAAGATTTCTTTTATGTCGAGCATACCGTCAAAAACAGTGGAAGGATCAGCATAGACATTCCTAATGATGTGTGTATAAGATCTAGAGTGGATAGTTTCAGAGAATGACCATGTTTCGATCCAATTTTCCACCTCGGGCAGAGAAGCGATTGGTAAAAATGCAAGATTTGGTGCCCTCCCTTGGACGCTATCTAATAGTATTTGTCTTTTTAAATTTGAAGTAAAGATGTGGCGTTCATGTTCAGTAAGTAAGTCAAAATCTTTTTTGTCCCTACTGACATCTACCTCTTCTGGTCTCCAAAAGAAACCTAATTGTTTGTCTGTTATTTTGTCTAGTGCTGGGTACTTAAGGATATCAAATCTTTGCACATCCACCGGTTCATCAAGAAACATCATTTTATCTAAGTGAGATTTTTTATTCTTTTTTAATATGCTCATATTTTACAACTATCGCAGTCCTCTTCATCTATGTTTGCTTGCTCTAACTCTGGTAGATCGTCTTTAACGTTGACATCGACAGATCCATCATAAGTATTAAAGTAATACAATTGTTTTAAACCAAATTGATAAGCCATTACTAAATCTTTAATCATTAAAGACATAGGAACTTTGTTATCCTCGAAGTGTTCAGGATTATAAGATGTGTTAACACTTATTCCCTGATCTATATATTTCTGAAGTATAGCACAGATCTTTATATAACCTTCAGGAGACTTTTGGTCCCACAATAGGTCATACTTATTCTTAAGATGATGATAACCAGGAACTACCTGAGCCATCACTCCATCTTTACTCTGTTTATAACTAACCAATGCACGAGGTGGTTCTATACCATTCGTACTATTAGAAATTTGTGCAGATGTTTCTGCTGGCATTAATGCCATTAACGTAGAGTTTCTAATTCCATGTTCTACTAGAGAGCTTCTCAGCGTGTCCCATGGTAATGTAGATTTACGTTTTACTAAATTATCTACTGCACTCTTATATGTATCATTTGGAAGGTCTCCACTGGCATATTTTGTCTCATTATTTAATAAACATGCACCTTTTTCTTCAGCTAATTCAGCAGAAGCTTTAATTAAGTAATATGACCATGCCTCTGCATACTCATCAATGATCTCATGAGCTCCTTCATTATACTTTAATCCTCTCTTAGCAAGGAAATACGCTAGGTTGATTATACCTATGCCTAGTGGTCTACGATTCATAGTAGATCTTTCTGCTGCTTTGATTGGATACTCTTGATAATCTAATAGGTTATCTAATGCTCTTACTGCTAGTGTACAATACTTTTCAAAGTCTTTTGTATCATCTATCAATCCCCAATTAATGGCTGATAAAGTACATAAAGAGATCTCTCCGTTTTCATCATCATATGATTCTAAAGGTTTAGTGGGTAGATCTATTTCGCAACATAAGTTACTCATTCTAATAGGAGCTTTCTTTACATCAAATGCACCATGCTCATTCGCATGATCGACATTCATTATATAAATTCTACCAGTATCTTTTCTTTCTGTAAGTATCTTTTGAAATACTTCTAAAGCTGGCATTGTTTTCTTTCTTATGCTATAAGCTCTTTCATATCTTTCGTATAGTTCTTTAAACTTTTCTTGATCTGCAAAGAATGCTTCGTATAAACCAGGAACATCGTGTGGATCAAAGAATGTAATATTACCACCAGTCAACAAACGTTCGTACATTAGTTTATTAAACTGAAATGCATAATCCATATGTCTTACACGATTCTCTTCAGTACCTTTATTATTCTTTAATACTACTAGGTCTTCAAACTCGTAATGCCATACTGGAAGATATACCGTTGCCGCACCACCACGAACACCACCTTGTGAACATGACTTAACAGCTGATTGAAAATATTTAAGGAATGGAATAAGACCAGTATGAACTACTGATCCATCTCCTACTCTTGCTCCAGCTCCTCTTATTGAGCCAGCACCTATACCTATACCTGCTTTTTTACTTATATACTTAACAATGCTAGTACTAGTAGCATTAATGGAATCCAAACTGTCTCCAGACTCAATAAGTACACAAGATGAAAATTGCCTAGTTGGCGTTCTAACACCTGCCATGATTGGCGTAGGGAGCGAGATATAAAATTGACTAATCGCGTCATAATAATGTTTTACCCATGCTAATCTATTTTCTTTTTCGTTGGCAAACAACGTTGCGGCTACCATCATATATAATATTTGAGGTGTTTCGAAACATTGCTTAGTCCTTCTATCTTGTACTAAATACTTACCACGAAATTGTTCCATACCTGCATATGTAAACGTATCATCTCTATCGTGTTTAATATAGGTACCTAGCTCTTCAAGCTCATCTCTTGTATAATGAGTCATGATATCACCATCGTATACACCACGATCGACATTATCAATTACAATTTCAACTAGTGGTTTAGGTGTAAAATCTCCGTATACTTCTTTACGAAGCTTATAAGATATTAATCTTGAGGCAACGTATTGATAGTTAGGTGTGTGCTCAGATATAAGCTCAGCAGCGCTTTTAATAAGTAACTCATGGATATCATAAGCTGGTATCTTATCGTATAGTTGTATGTTGGCACGAATTTCTATTTCAGATTGTGACACCGATGTAACACCATCAGTAGCCCATTCAAGGACTTTATGTACTTTTTCTAAATCGAAATCTTGGAGTGTGCCGTCTCTTTTAGTGACGTGTATCATTGTTGTTTGTATTCCATTCATAATATTAAGTTATATTATAACACAGTTATGTGCTATTGTAAAGGTTTATTTCTTTTTCTTTAAGTGATTTCCAATCTCTTTGAGATGGATATCCCATAGAGTATTTAGATCTTCTTCTAAAGATTCTATTCTATCTATAAGTGGAATATACCCATCAAATCCTTCTATGCCACATTTAGGATGGCAATGAGATTCTAGATGGTCTAACCTTTCAGCTTGTATCGGATATTGTTTTCTAAATTTTGCATCTTTCTTAGCCACTTCCAAATCGTATTTCTCTGCATAATGCTGCAGGAAAGCATCTAGTTTCGCTTGAAACCATATACCCATAGTGGTTTTTTCAAACCAGTTGTAGAAAGAACTACCAATCACTGATGATAGTATTGACTTAAGAGATAGTATCAATAAGAAATACATTAATCTTTAATCTTATTAAGTTTTGCTATTGCTCTTACATAGTTGGGCATGCCGTGATCGACAATACCGTCAAAGAATTTAAATCTTTTCCAAGAGTTTAATATTCCTTTAAATGCATCTTTCCAAGATGGACCAGTTGCTTTATTGCCATCACTATCAAAGTAAATCATTTCACCGTGATGTGTGAATCCTAACCATGCTGGTGGAATCCTACATACGATATCGTTATTGTTCATGAATCTAAAATGAGGACACTTAATATTTCTAATGAATTTTGGTCCACCAACTCTTGGAGATCCGAATGTAAACAATTCAATAGGTGTATAACGAGTTGCAGCTATAGTTGCCATTGCAGCACCTAGAGAATGACCAGTCATATACACATCTTTTCTAACCTTTAATTGGTCGTTATGTTCTATTTCTGCCAATACATCCATCCATAAGTCATTCACTTCTTTCTGGAATCCACTATGAACTTTACCGCCTGCCATTGCCGCGCCTTTGATAACATTAAGATCAGCCATGACATCATTAATCTTTGAAGGTTCTGTACCTCTAAACGCAAACCATAAATCATTACGATCTTTTACTACTAAGCATTCAGCGCCATCTCTGGATATAAGCTTACACCATGGAAATCCTAATTTCTTAGTAGCGGCTTTTGCTTGTGCTTCTGTTTTATATGCATTCGCTGCTAGCTTAGCTGCTATGCTTGCTCTGTCCCATTGGCCCATTTCTTTTATCCTAGTTCCCATCTTTATTCACCTCAATTTGCGCGCCGATACCCTTTTGGCCATCGGACATTGTTACATCTCTATAGTATACTACTACTTCTCCAAGTTGTTTGATATATCTTTTTAGTTCTTGCATATCTTCCGCCATTACTTTATAGTCACCTATTGTAGTAGCAACGAAAACAACTTCTCCGTTATTTTGTTCTTTCATTTCATCTATGAATCTGTCTAAGTAGGTATATCCTACAGGCCATTCTGGATTCTGTGTATCTTCTTTAGCACATGCTTTAGGTCTTTTATCTCCAACCTTAACGCATGGATTTGCAATCTTTGCTTCTGATACTACATACCAATTAGGTGCTGTAAGATCAACAGGCCTTGGTAATCCAGGCTGCATGATTTCTATTTCAATCGGCTTAGCGACGATCTCTATATTTTTTGTTCCTAATAAAGAACAACCACTAGTCAGTACTAGTAGGAGTGTCAATACTGTATAATTTTTTAGTGTCATCTTCTAATCCCTCCATAACATTTTCACTAGCTGAATTAAACCTATTCTGCATTAGTCCAGGTTTCTTTATAGCTAACATATCCAAATTGTGCCTTCCGAATATCGCTAGGTATTCTGCTTTCTCAGCTTCAATTTCGGCATTCACTCTACTCATATTCTGTAGGGCATTGCCTTGTTTTTCAAAGGCTTCTCGTATAGCCACCATCGTAGCTTTTTGTTCAGCTACTGCACCTTCCAGTGCTATGTTATTAGATGCTAGTGTTTGGTTTTCTTGGTATAACCAATAACCTCCTAGACCTAATACTAATATAATTCCAATTAATAATTGTTGCATTAATCTTGTTCCTCTATCTTATAGTTCAGTCCATCCGCTCCAGCGAATTTCACTCTTCGGCCTTCGTCATCTATGAAGACTAAAATCTTTTCTTTTTCTGTTATTATTTTTGGGACGTTTTCAAAGACTTGGTCGTCTGCGTCACCGTATATTGCGTTATATGATACTGTTACTGTATGATATGTAATGAACCATGATTTGATCCATATCCAAGCTCGTTTACACCAACCTGGTGCTTTTTTAAACCAATCAATTACCTTGGACATTTTTTAATTTCTCTCGCTTCAGCATTATATTTTTCTTTTTCTTCTTGTCGTATTGAGCATCTGCTGGCATCGATACGCCACCACCACCAACTGAATTGGCTGCCATTTCCCACATTTTAAATGTTTTTAACTTCATATTATTATATATAATAGAACACTATCGGATAATGTCGTGGTTAGTGATAAATAGGTCTTGTTTAGTTAAAGCGTGTTTCACCTTATAAACAGAACAACCTAGGAAATTATCATAGGGGTCAGTTACGTCTTCTACAACCACCTTTGATTTTTTGAGACCAATCATATCACCAGTAATTGGAGATGCGATGTCTCTTACAAGCATATAGGTTCCAGGATTGAGCTGACCAAGTTCGTTTTGAAACCATTTCGATTCTTCAATCTGTAACTGATCCCAATCTTCTCCTTCCATTTTACTCATTATATTTTTAATTTGCTTTTCTGACATTCCTGTCTCTTCTTTAATTAAAAATAACGCAGTAGCGTATGAAGCTATCTTATTAGCTACACCACCTGGTACTAAATTTATTAATCTTTTGACATTGAATACTAATCTATGAAAGATAGTATAGGCTGATTTCTCAGCAGGAAGTTCTGGCTTCTTAATCTTCTTTCCTTTCTTGTCAATAATACCATAATCAAATGCTTTCATTTTCTCCCATGGAGTAACTAAAAGCTTTAAGAAACGAAACGCATAAAAGATATCACCTGCTCTAGAGAGCAAGCCTTCGCTTAGTGTCGGACTCTTTTTTAGGTTCATAGTTTCCTTAGTACATCTACTATTGGTTCGTCCATTCCTATTTCAACATATTCACTCACTGGTAAAAAATGTAGAAATATTAAGAATGGTTTAATATAATGATAGTGTTCATTTTCTACTTTAAACCATACCATCTTATTAGCGGCTTCTATTCCGAATACATTATATATTACGATTAAATGGTTTAAGATTAAGCGCTCTTGAAGATCACCATGATCAGCATATCTTCTTAACAAGCGCTTTAAATACTTAAACCGTTTTAAATCATCTTTAAACTCTTCAACATCCATACATTCTGGATTGTTATAACTCTTTGCTGCGAAGAGATCAAAGTTTTTATTAGTCAGCGTTTCAAATTTAGTGTCCATAATAATATATATAACCCGTAAGGTTAACCTACTTGTTTATATACGGGCCGTTGACTTTAGCTTTATATTTCTTCATAGTTTTTACTACACTTGAATCTTTCAAAAACGTATCAAGTGAAGTCTTATCACCATAAAATTCTAAAGATGCAGGAGCTCCTTCTCCACCATCAAAGCTAGATATATGCATAGACTTAACTTTACTAATAACTTTATCCATAGCACTCATTTCAGCTTGATTGAATCCAAAGTCATCATCAAACTTATTAGAGGTATTACCTTTAACTATCTCAATGGTCATTGAAGCTTCAGCTTTACGGTTTTTATTCTTAAAGTTTTTAAGATCTTTTACACCTTCAGTAACATGATTTCTAATTTCTGCAAATGTTTTCATCTTATCCTCTCCTACCGGCTCTAGCCTTTTTAAGTGAATCTTTTAGCTGACTGATTTCTTTTCCAATATTGGCCATTACTTCGTTGTAGAAAGATTCCTTTTTATCAAATTCTTCATCAGATAAAGAGTCATTTTGTTCTGCAGCTTTAAGTTTAGCTTGAGCTTCTCTATCTTTATCAACAAGAGCATTAATTTTTAGATTAATTTTCTTGATTTTATCTCTATCAACACCTTTGACTTTATCTTTGACTTTACCAATTACATCACTAATACCTTCTTTAACTCCGTCAGTGCCTTTTTCAGCTTTAGAGTTATAGTTAGCATCTACGTAATCAAAGAATTCTTTCTTCTTGTCGCCTTTTAATTCAGCTGGGTTACTAACACCAAACTTCTTAAGAGCTTTTGCGAAGAAAGCTTGATACGCTTTTTGATCTTCATTGACAGTATCTTCAAATAGATTCGCGAAGATATCTTCGATATCATCTTGGTCCATACCATACATGTCGCTTTTTAGCCATTTAACGATATTAGCTTTATCACCAGTTACGTCAGCAGTTCCTCTACCACGCATTTTAATTTTAAGCTTGAACTTTTTCTCAGCATTCTTAGCATCAGTTGTATCACCACTGTAATCTACATCAATAGTAACTTTTCCTTTGCCAGCTTTCTTAGCTTCGTCTAGTTCATCTTCGTCTTCATCTTCTTTATCGTCATACTCAGAAACAGTATACTTCTTACCAGAGACTACGAATGTTTTATCGCCATTCTTACGAGCAGCATTTAAAGCACCAGTAAATTTATTACCTTCTTTTTCAATGCCTTCTTCTACTTCGTCTTCGTCGTCAGTTTTCTTACCGTTCTTTTTATCAATAGCCTTTTGAAGAGCTGGTGGTAAAGTACCTTCAGCACTAACTTCGCCTTTGTCGTTAGCACCAGTTTTCTTGATCTTATGCTTCTTATCAAAGTCATCTTCTCCAGTTGCTGGGCCATTCTTCTTACTAGGTTTATTAGGCTCTTCTGATTCTTTCATTATGGCATCATGATTCTTAGTTGCCCAAGCTGATGCTTCCTCTTCTGAATCAAACGATTTCATTACCGTACCATCATTCTTTTTGACTACATATGAGTCACCGTCTTTCGTAACGTGATCTTTTGGATCCATTTCGTTAACGGCTTTCTTGTTCTCTAAGACATTCTTGACAGCGTCAGCAACACTTAGAGTTTCTTTATCTTGCAATTTCATAGTTTTCTCCTTTATTGCAGTATTATCATTCCAGTGACAGCGGTTGCGGCTGCAGCCATAACTATCCAGAATATTTTATTGATTATATTAATAGTAGTTCCATTTTCTGAAACTTTCTTTTCTACCAGTTCTAATCGCCTTTGCCCATCAACCAACATTTCCATTTGTTGATGAACGAATTTTTCTAATCCCATGAGCTTTTCTTCAGCTCGTGCGAGTGATATAATAGCATCAGATAGTCGATCGAGTTTATCTTCAATTCTATCTAATCTATCTGTTTGAGTCACTCTTGCCATTATTTAACTAATCCTTTTACAGTCTTTTTATCTAAACCGTAAACATCTACCAACCATTTTTCTAAACCTCTTTTATCTGTACTTGTGACCACTAATTGGCCTTCTCTTTTATCCCAAGTATCGATAAAGACTCCATCGTCTTGCCAGTCATCTTGATTATCTCTCGGATCACCCATATCATAATCTAAAGTAGCTTTAAAGTTTCTTTCATTAATTATATTATAATGTTCTTTAAAGTTTTTCATGCCTTGATATTTTTTAGTTTCTTTATGACTACCAGCCATTGAACCAGCATACTTACCTACAATATTTCCTGATGTCATATAAGATGCTAGGATTTTCTTTTGCTTTGGATTAATCTTCATAGCATTATATAAGGCTTCTTTCTTATCTGTTAATTGACCTCTATAAGGTTTCTTAGCAGCATAAATTCTACTAGCTTTTACATCACCAGCAGCACGTCCTACATATTGAGATTTGATTTGACCATGGTCCATATAATCTTTAAGGATATCTTTTTGAACTTTGTTTAACTTCATTGAAGCACATAGTTCATCAAGGTTCTTACCCCAAGCTTCTTTGATAATAGCTTTCAGATAGCTAACTGATTCGTTATTAACTTTATACAATACATCATTAACTTCTTTGTATTTAGAAAGACCTTTTTGTAATTTTTCAATTGCTCTAACTGCGCCTGAATAATTACCGGCCATCTTATTAGCAATGCCAATTGCTTTTTTTATTAATGCCGGTTTAAATTTTGCTTCTGTTATCGACATTATTTTTTCCCCTCAACTCTCATTTGTTTAAATGTTTTAATAGTTGTACTCTCACCAAGTTTCTTCTTTAAACTTGAAATTTGCTTTAGTAATACCTTAACGTCTTTACCTTTACTCTTTTGATCTGTATAAGCTAGGGATAAAGTTTCTAAATCTTTTAAATCTTTTTTTCTATCTTCATTAACCTGTTCATCAAACATACCAGAATCTTTCATCATTCTAAGAGCATCTTTCTTAGCCATATCAGCATTACTCTTAGAGATTTTTTCTACTGCCTTTTTGATCATGGCTAAACGTTTCTTTTTATCTTTATCAGATAAAGCTTCTTCAACACCTTCTTTCTTATCCTTCGCTACTTCTAGGTAACCTGGCATATTAGCTTGTGGGTCTCCAAGGTTCTTAGCACCTTTTTTCAGTGCTTCACTAGATCCACGGGCTTTAACAACAACCTTTTGTCCCTTCTTTAACTTATTTATAGACTTCAGAACAGTGACTGTCCAGAACTCCTGCTTAGCTTCGTCAATAGCGGTAAATTTTTCTCTTAAGTCTTTTAATTTCATTTTTTTTTCCTATACTTTAGCGGCTAGATCTTTATCAGCTCCGCCCCATGTTCCTTTGCTTTTAGTAGCAAAAGAGTTAACTCTTGCCATACCCCATTGTGTTGGATTAGTCCCTGGTCTATGACTGGTCTTCCAGGCTGCGTATCCCCTATCAAATACTTTCTTTAATATACCATACGGCATACCGGTTTTATCCGCCTTTTTCTGCAATGATACTTTTGTACCATCTTCTTTTAAAGAATCCTTGAAGCTTTTCATTTCTCCAAATTTCTTTTTAAAATTCTTTGTATGTTTACTCTCTGGAGCATCATCTCTAGGCTTATCATGCTTTGCCTTTTCTTTAGAGTCCATAGTATCATAGTCTTTAGCTTCGCCAGGAGTGACTTTCTTATAATCTTTAGTAGTTTTATCTGTGCCAACTTCATTGACATATTCGATTAACTCTACTCCGTCCAACCAAACTCTTTTCTTTTCTTCACCTAGTTGTACTATGACATAGTTAGAAGCACATACTTTAATACTACCAACTTCATTAGTGGCTTTAATGATTACTTCATCACCCTCTTTAAAGAGTTGGCCATTAATATATTCTTCTCTTCTATCAGATACTTTTTCTAATTGAACATGCTTTCTGAAATTCTTTGATTCAGCTAAACCCATTCCAGCTCTTACGGCATTCATAACTTCTTCTGCAGCCTTAAATCCTTTAGGCATACCTTTTGAAAATGCAGCTAAATCGTTTTCTTTTGCTGCAGCTCTTAATTTAGAAGCTGACATTCCAGTAGCACCTTCAGCATCAGGATCTCTTTCACCTGCGCTTTTAACAGTTATGCCACCTTCAAATTGGTAGAACCCATGCCTACCTTTTTCGCCATTATATTTGTTCAGTAACTTTTCAAACTCTAGTACTCTATCACTACCAGCAACCATGGTTACTTTAGTAAACCCTTGCTTATATAGTGCAACAACAATATCCATTGGTTGTCTTATTCCTTTATCTGCCATAATATTTCTGGCATGCTTAGGAAACATCTTTCTCATAAACTTAACTTTATCATTAAAATTAAGAGGATTCTTTTTAGCATCCTGTGACTGAGATGGATATACTCTATATGTTCCACCCATAGATACTTTCTTAACAGCATCCATTAACTTTTCATGTCCTATTGTTGGCGGATTGAACCTGCCAAAAGCAAAGGTGACTTCCGATTTATCTTCCTTAAGATACGACTTAAACGAGTTTATCATAATATATTACTTTTCACCTTTGGGTTCTTTTACTTTCTTCAACTTTAATTTATCTGCTTTTTTAACGGCCGGTAATAGCTTCTTTGCTATTCTCTGTATGGCTGCTTTTTTCTTGTCTAATTTCTTTTCTAATTCACCACGTGCAGCAAAACCTAGGTCAGCTTTGTTTTTGTCTTTTAGGATTTTTTTGATAAGGATATTACGTGCTTGTTTAGTTGCACGAGCTTTTAATTTTTCTGGGGAGGCTAGTTTTTTAGCAGCTTTCTTTCTGCCTAATGCGATCTTCCCTTTATTCTTTCGGAACGTAGCCTTAGCCTTCATTCGCTGAGAAGTAGTCATCGCTTCATTGAACTGTTTAAATGTCTTCATTATCCTCGGTCACCCATATTAGTTAGGATTTTCCCAACCTTTTATTATATCCTTGCTAAAGTTATTGGCAGAGAATTCTAATCTGTCAACAAGTTTAACCGCTCCACCTTCCATACGATCTATAGCAACAAAACCCTCAGGGTTGGTCACTTTAAATCCGGACTTCGTTTTAACAAATGTACCTATTTTGTTAAGACTGTTTAGTTTATTTATAATAATTAATTTGCTATCTACTATAGAATTTTGCAAATCGAACACATTTATTAACTTTTTTTGATTAGACGTACTAAAAAAGGATAATATAGCCTCTCTTTGTTTGTTTTTATTTGCTTTACCTTTTTCAGATGATAGCTTATCAATCTGTTTCATATATCTATCGTTAACCCAATCTATTAATCCCTTTACATGAGTGGTAGTATTAGTGATTCGTTCACCTTTACGAACTTTAGTATTGTTATATGTGTTAAGTAATAGGTTAAGTTCTTTATTAGATTCGATTTCTTTAAGCGTTGAACCAGCTACTGTCTTGAATATCTTGCCAGCAATTGATAAGTGTTTAGTTACTTCTTCAGTTTCCTTTGCAGTCATTGTTGCAGAACCAGAAATATCTGGTAACATAGCATCGACCTGCCAAACCTTAGATGTAGATTTAATTTTAGGTGTAATAGGTTGTCCAAACGTAGCTGACATTGATTCGAATGTTGAACCACTATATGATGTATGCCATACAACTCCGAACTCAGCCTTTGTGATATCCTTGGCCAGTGAAGTCCCTACAGGAACAGCGTAAACAATTGTATTAGGATGAAATGTAATATGCTTAATACCATTGATAGTTTCTGTTTTGATGTCACTCTTATCAAACATAAAATCGCCTTGGATAACATCAGTGATGCCCAAGCCTTTTAAGTTATCGAATGCTATTTTTAATTTCTTAGATAAATCGCCTGATGTGTCAGCGTCAATATCTTCATGAGATTTATATACCTTTGGATTAGCATTAAAGATTCCCTTTTTCGCTACAAAGAATTTGCCATCACTTGGATCCATACCAGCGAATATGGCGGGGGCACCGTCCCACTTGACCGTAACGTCGACTGGCGCCTTCGCGTTACCAGATAACATATCCCTAAGCGCTCGTAATGCTAGGATTGCTTGGCGTGCCCCCTTAACTCCACCGTCCAAAACTAAGTCCTCAATATGTGTCATATGAGTATTCTTAGATGCGGCTTCTGCTATCAGCTGTCTTTTAAAACTTAACATTAATTATCTACCTTAGCGCCAGCGCGCCATTGAAAACAGCTCCAATATTTAGCTTTCCATTTCGGTCCAGGATCTTTATCGCATCCATGTCTTGCACGAAACGAAGCTCTTGCTTTTGGGTCATCACGATTAATTCCCATCTTAGGATCGCCAAATCTGACCACTACTACAGTTCCTTTGTCATTTTTAACATACACTTTGAATTTCTTATTCTTATTTTCTGATGTTCTAATAGGATCATTAAGCTTAACCTTTTTCCCTTGATACTCGGAAGCTTCTATCACAACATCGTGGCATGATTCACAGCAGTACTGCACTAGTGATTTCATTATAAGCTTCTCCATACTTTGCTTATAATCATTTTAAGAGCAGCTTGATAAGCTAAACCGTGGCCAAATATAAAATGAAAGGTATGGTTCTTTTCAATTTCAGATTTAGGACCAAACTTCTTAGTCCAGTTGTCTACGTATTCACCTTTATATCTTAATACTGCGTGTGATGATTTCCATTTAGAAGGACCAACTAAACATATACCAGCTTGATGAGTGATTAACATCCACCACATTTTTATATGACTTTCGCCACACAATCTATATAAGATTGATAATGAGTAGTCCTCGCAGTCACCTACGAATTTACCTTCGGCATTAGCTGAGTAAATAATTTTCCAAGCATCTGCCATACCATATTGATCTTTGTCTTTTCTATATTTCCATTTACTGTTAAATGAACGTACAATTTTATTTCTTTGTTTAATATCCACGTTATCCTCCGAATTCGTGACCAGCTACTCTTTTCATTTGCTTCTTAAATTCAGCAAAGTCTGGTTTTGTTTTATAAAGCTTAATAGTTATTTCAGCTTTTTCTTTACCCTTAATTCTATACTTATAACCTTTTTCTAAATGTTCTGGCTTAGTAGTTTTTATTACACGTCTTTGAAATCCTGCTTCCCAAGATTCGCTACTTCCTTTATCTTCTTGAGCTGACTTCATAGCAGCTTTAGTAGGAGCACCTTTCGCTCCCTTCTTTCTCATCTTCTCACCACGCGCTTTCTTAGCACGGATGTTGGCCCATAATCCTGGGCCTGCTTCTAAGATAAAATTCTTAAATGTTTTCATTATTTTTTAAGATCATATCTAAAAGCTTTACCTTTAGATTGATTCGACTTAGTAATACCATACCCAACGATTTTGCCTAATTGCTGAAGCATTGCTAAAGCTTTTTCTGGACTTTTGTTAGCCTGTTTATCAAACTCTTTTTTAATTGCGTTTAATACAGTATCCATAATATCTCTTTCAGCCATTACTAATGGAGCTTCTTCCAGTTCCGTAGTGCCTAGTTCTCTTGAGGCTTCTTCTAATGTTTTATATTCTGCATATACCATGTTAGTTCCTATTTGTATAATTTTTTAAATTCTGGTGTCATTTGTGCCATAAACGATGGCGCTGATCTGAAGTTTCCTTTGTATCTTAATGTAATATTACATACTGGTATGTCACCAATCATTAAGTCAAAGAATAACATTGCTGCTCCAGCACCAACTTCGAATGCTTGTTTCTTTCCTGGTGTTAATCTTATATCGACTTTGCCTGTACTAAATAGTTCATCTAGTTTAGTTGTTACAGTATCGATGTCTTTGTATTCACCCTTCTCAACTACTACACCTTTTTTTGGTCCATAATCTCCTATGCCAGTAACAAGCGTAAAATCAAAGTTGACTTTCTTTAATTCTTTTAGATCTGCTTTAAATATTAGTTGTACTAATTGATTAGCAATCTGCATTTTATTCGTAATAATGATATCAGACATTGCTTTGAATAAAGACTTAGATCCTTTTAACTCTGAATTAATAAATTTGTTATCAATTCTTTGTACATACATTTTCCAATTGGTTGTGCTAGGTCTTTTCTTTGCCATCATGGTCAACATATCTGCAGATAACCCGCCGTCTTTTTTGGCCTTAGCAATAACTCTTAAGTAAAACATACCAGCTTTTAATTCTAAAGCTTTAATCATTGAATCAAATTTCTTATCTTGGAATAATGTAGCGAATGATTTATTAATTAGAGTTGGGTCAGATGAACTTAATCGTGTTTTCTTCTTAAGAGATACACCAAGGTAGTTCTTACCTTTTTTAATTATGAAATCTGAAGAGTTAAAATCAGCCATTCCATATTTAGATATTTGGAACTGTTTAACATCGTCGTCCCATGCTTGGCCTGTAAGATATACCATATCAGCATTACCATAACCAGCTTCGTGTATTGATATTGCAGCTGAAACTGCCATACAAAGATTCGGATAATCTTCTTTTAAAGAATCGACTTGACCTTGTTTATAACCTTTTACTTTCTTTAAACTACCTGATACAATATCGATAAGAATATCCATCTCATCTGAGTTAGTAGGTACTTTAAGTTTAGGTAGTAAACATAACGCTGCTGTCATTAGTTCGTTAGGATCATCGCCAGCCGCAGATCGTTTTCCTGTTGGTCTAAGATTAACATAGATATATTTGGTCATATCCACATGTTTAAATGCGTAATCTTTTTCTTCTCTTCCAGGAGCTGTATTTTTTCTTTCTAATTCTGGGCTTTTGTCGATGATTGAGTTTGCTAATGAAGAGAACTTACCACGTTGGTTGTCAATCATTAATTGAGATATGCCAAGCTTGGCACCGCTATTTTTTCCAGACCTTCCATCTAATTCAATCTCGCTATCGATACTTCCTATTTGATCATCAATCTCTGAGATTAGTTTTATAGCAAATTCAGCGTCGTCACCTGCATACTTTAATGCACTAATGTCTTCGTTTAATTTTTTGAATGTAGAAAATTTTAACATAAATAGATTATACCATACTTTTTAGCCAATGTAAAGGCTTTTCTTAGTTTACTGTATATCTATTTATACAATTTTAATTCTCTTCTGGGATGAAGAATGGGTTAGGAACTATTTGTCCATCACTATCATAGCTGATAATCCGTTTGTCATGTAGTATGTCTAAGCAATGCTGAGCGCCTTCACGCCTTCCTATTTTATAAGAAGTCCAGCCTACGCCTATGACACATATAATTCCAATTATAGTTTCAATCATGAGATGCTATCTTTTCAATCTTGATTTGATAACCTTTTTCTCTCATACGAACGGCAAATACCGTAGCAGTTTCTTCTAATTCATATAGATATTCTGATACGATATTGCCTTCCTTTATTGCTGTGACTTTAAAAATCACCGGACGCAACCTGTAATGTCTTTAATCCGTTTGCTCTCCACATGTCTACAACTTGTTGCCTGTCATCTAAGACGAATGCAACTTTGTAGAATGGCTCAACATGTTCTTGAAACATTTCCCATTTAACGATTGAATCTTCTCTAAAGTCTTTGTCTTTCCTGAGGAAGATAGCGTCGAATGTAACACCATGTTCTTTCAACCATGTTCTGCAAATGAATTCAGCTGCAGCAGGTCTTGCTGTAAAGATGATAATAGTATGGTCAGCAGAAAATCTTTGAACGATATCTGCAACCGTTGGGTCTAATCCATCTTCACCAGATCTAGTGTAATCATACGGATCTCTATCGGTGAATCCTTCTCTATGGCACAACGTTCCATCCATGTCAACTAGGATAGCTGATTGCGTTTGCTTTAATTGTGCTTGTGTCATTAGTGACTCCTTAATTGTTCATTTTTGTATACACCTTCAAGGAAGTGATTCTCTTGAAAGTCGGCAATATCTTCATTAACTGAACCGCCAGTTTGAGGGATAATGCCTCTTAACCAAAGTGACTGTAATGCTTGGTCGAACTTAGCATCCATGTTCTCTTTGACTGTCATGAGCTTAAACTCATTTTCATTTAGATATAAGTATACTGGGTAGGTTGTTGCTATGTGCTCGAACCTTGCAGTAAACGTATCACTAAACATATCGTATTGGATTCCGGGAGTATTCATTATACTGATACTCCTTCAACTGTGATAACTTTAGAGTTGCCACTTAAGAGATCCATATCTCTCGTTCCACCTGCTGAGTAACCAGCAAGATAGTGTGGTCCTGTCCAAGATACCGTGTACTTATCAAGGATGTTTCCTCTTGCCTTGTTAAGCGCTGGAGCTCTATATCCAGCTGGTTTTAAGATATCGCCAACTTTAAATTTGTCGTTACCTTTGTTTATGAATCCCCACACTGAACCTTTAGTATCGATTCTAATGTATTTAGAACCTTCCTTCACGGTAAGTGCTTCTTTGAATTCAGCTACGTTTTCTTCTACATCGTATGTATACCCATTGGCAACTTTCGATCTAGTTTGAAACGTCCTATAGTCATCGGCGATGGCTTCTAGTAGTTGATTTATTTCGTTTTTCATATTAACTCCTTTATTATCTAATATAGGTATATTATACCATAGTTTACTAGTAATGTACACCCTTTTTTACGTTTATTTTCGTTTATTTAGATAAGGGAGTGAATATAGTGTCAATTACCTTGCCACAGGCTTTGGCTATTTCTATGTGTTCTTCTTGAGTACCATGAGATCCTCTTAGTTCTATGTAATGAATCCAGCTTCTTAGCGTTCCATTAACATACATACGTGACATAGTTAAACCCTCAGGCAATACTGCACGGGCTTGTTCTTTTGCTATGCCAGCTTCGATAGCCCAATCATATGCTTTCTTACATCTTTCGATTATTGTTTCTTGATATGATTCCCAGATGTAGTTAATAGTATCGTCTTCTGGTAATTCAATAGAATTCTGACGGTTACTAGGATCTTGCATCCTTGCTGCTCTCGTAGTGAACTTTAAGTCTTTTGTTGGGTCGGCGTATCGTTGACTAAACTCTTGAAAAGAGAATGAACGATGCCGAAGTATTTGTCTAGCAATGTCTCTAGGGCAATTAATCTCCATACAAACAGATACCATTTCTAATGGTGACCAATGTTTGTGCTTCATTAAATACTTAACTAGACCTTCTGCTGTTTTTTCATTATTCTGATTGTCTGGGTTTGATACCCTAGCGCAATAGGCAACCAACTGTAGAACATCGTTTGGTATATCGAAGTCTACAGCTGGTTGTGAATATGATATGAGTTTCACATCCATCATTATATATTAGTCCTTTTCTTAAAAATTATAATGTAAACCGAGAGATACAGAATCACTAAACTGATTTTCGAAAGCCATGTCAAGCATTACCATCATGCTAAGTTCGAATTCATCGTTTAGATCATATGATACGGTCATTGTCGAGAAATCATTTTCTTCGTCATGGTAACCATAACCAAGAGCTACATCTACTACTGGAACAAAGTCCGATATGTCATAGCTGATATGCGCGTAATCATCTTCATTTTCGGTGTCTAGAAAATACATGACGTTTAAGTTTTTGTAATTTACTTTAACAAATCCTTCTTCTTTCACGCCTCTTCCACCACCGTCATAACGTATTTGATTAATACCCGCTTTGACGCTTAAGTTATCACTAACGCTAAAGCCATATCCTAAATATAGATTCCTTTCCCAAGATGCATCGTCTCCGAAGTCAACTTGTCCAGTCCATGCACCTGCAAAGAAACCGTTGGATTCTACTTCAAGATTGGCGTTAAAGCTAGATTGGCCATTGGATTGAGTTGCCCCTCTCCACATGTAATCACTACTATATCCTACACTACCACTTACGTCTGCAAATGAAAATGATGGAATTAATAATGTTGCCATTCCTAATGATTTTAAATAACTCATTACGCTTCCTCTCTGACTAAAGTATAGATACCGTAACCTATTCCTACCCATGCGAGTAGTTTAGCTACACCACCAAAAAGCAACACACTACCGCATATCACAATAAGCAATACTCCGTCATGTGAAGTTCTTTCAGGCAATCTATTTTTTACCCAGTTTTTTATCGAATTTAACATATATATTTTCTCCATTTATGTTTTGAATTCCGCGAACGTGTCTTTGTTTTCTCTATCGCCCCACGTTGCGATTGGTTTGTCGGGAGCCATATCTGACATAATATCAGTTTGAGCCGACTCTTCTACATCGTAAAGTTTCATTCTTGCTCGATCAATACCTACTACAAATCTTTTGTATTTGGTTGGATCGTTATAACGATTCTTCAATTGTTTTACCAGCATTTGGCCTAATTCTTCTAGTTCCTCAGTTGATATGAGAGCAAACATAAGATCAGCCGTTGCGGGTAAACCGAACGATTCCGAAGTATCTTCCAGTCCGACATCAGTATTACCATAACCACCACGCGTTGTTTGAGTTGCGCTCATGATTGGAAGATTAAATTCCACCGCTAAACCTCTTAGCTCTTCTGCTATAGATTTAATGTAGGAATAAGTATTTATAGATCCACCAAGGCCTTTCACCCTAGAAGATGCACAAATATTCAAATAATCTAGATATATGATATCCGGTTTGAAATTCTTTTTAAGTTTTAATTCATTAAGTAATGCCCTAAAGTGTCCAGTATGAGCTGCACCTGTAGGATATTCCTTTATGATAAGTTTACCTATTGAGCCTTTACCAATCTTTTCTATCTTAGAATCAAATACATTCTTAGGAAGAGTCTCTAATTGTTGGATTGGTAAATCCATAAGGTTAGCATCAATACGTTCAGCAATTCTTTCTTCAGCCATTTCCATAGTAATGTACAATACATTCTTTCCTAGCTCAAGATTAGCTGCTGCACAATGACACATGAAGAGTGACTTACCTACGCCTGTGCCGGCCATTGCAATATTCAAGGTCTTATTCGGTAAGCCACCCTTTGTAATTTTATTCATGTAATCTAAATCAAACGGTATACGTTCTTCTTTCGTATTATAAAAATGGAAACGATCATCCGAGTTATCGATATAATCATGGCCAATATTAGGATCGAAAGAAACACCCAATGCATTAGAAAGAATTTCAGGGATTGCACCATCATCTTTCTCTGGATCTTTGCCATCAATGATTTTAATAGATTCCATTATAGCATTATATACTGCTCTATCTTTACACCACTTTTCAGATTCTGCTATAATATAATCTATATCAAGATCAGATCTTACTTTCATTTCATCAATCAATTCTTGAGTTCTTGTTAGAACATCATCAGGAGCTTGAACTTTCTTAAGCTCTAACTCTAGAATTTTGCCTGATGGTATTTTGTTATGTTTAGTAACAAATTGAACCACAAGATCGAATGCGACCCTGTGTTCATGTTCAAAATATTCTTTCTTTAGGAAAGGTATTACTCTACGGCAATACTCCTCATCATTTATCAGATGATTGAGTATGTGTGTTTGTATTTGATTTGTTATTTCCAATCTTTGCTCCATTATCTAGTGAATCTGTAATGATATGTTGTAATATACCACCCAGATAATTTTTAAATTTAATATCATTTATTAAATCATCCTCTTCGAATTGTTTAGAATCTACAACTTGATAGGTAAATCCTAACGTGGCTGTTCCAAGTTCAGGTGATTCATTTATATTCACCTTGCCATATATGTATTGGATTCCTTTCCACTTCGAATGAGTAAGAAGTTCTATACCATAAAAGTCTTCGACTTCTGATTCTATATATTTAAAGTCATTATTATCGACAACACTATTCGGCATCTTCAGAATCCAATGATAAGTCAGTTGCAACTTCTAGTAAAGGCTTATGACCTATTTGGTAATGACCTTTGAGGAACTTCTTAAAGTCGGTACCTTCAAAGATTGGGTCCCAGAATTCTTTTTCAAGAGTACCTTTTTGTCTTACTTTAGGATCGAGTAACTCTCCAGTTTCTTTATCAACTCTACAATACCAACCGACGGAAGGCTTAGCAACATAGTTACCAATAAGAGCGACATCTAGCAAACCAGAATAAGTTTCAATTCCACCTTCCCATGTAACTGAGATAGGTATCTTTGATTTCTCTCTAACAAACCTAGATTTCTCTACGTTAATTACAAAATGATAACCTTTGATTTCAGTTCCAACTTTCTCTTGCCTTCTACCAATAATCCAAATATTATCTGCTGAGTAATATATACCTGTGCCACCTGAAACTACTGCTTTAGGAAACAGACCAATTTCTTGGTAGGTATGGTTAACTGCTAAAAGAGGAACGTTTTTCATTGTTAGATATGGTGTTACCATTCTAAATAATCCTTTTAAAGCTTTTGCTCTTGACATATCAGCTACACCTTTTTCATTCAGTGCATCTTCTAATTCTTTCTTAGAAGCTAAGTTACCAATTGAATCAATAACAATACATACTTTATCACCACGATCGATATTATCCAATTGACCTACAAGATCAAATTTCAATTGCTCGACATCTGTAATAGGAGTATGTAATACTCTACTAGTATCGATACCGAATGATTCGAAGTATGATTGCGGTGAACCAAATTCTGAATCATAGAATAACAATACTGCATCCTCATGTTCTTTTAAATAAGCACTTGCCATAAGTAATGCAAATGATGTTTTAAAATGTTTGGAAGGACCAGCTAATACTGTCAATCCACTTGTCATTCCACCATCAACATCTCCTGATAGCGCAACGTTAATCATTGGCACCTCAGTTTTAACTGTATCTTGCTTTTGAAAGAATATACTCTCTTGCAATATAGCTGTTGTTTTAATTTTGGAATTCTTTTTAAGTTTATCCATTATACCCATAATATTATCTCCACCTGTTCGGTCTTAATTTTGCTGCTCTTTCTTGCTTGCGAGTACGAGCAATTGCTTCAGCCTTTTTTCTCTTTCTTTTAGCAGTTGGCTTTTCATAGAATTCTTTCCTACGAACCTCCTGCACGATTCCAGCTCTCTCACAAGCTTTCTTAAATTTGCGTAAACCAACATCAAAGGGCATTTCCTTCTGAGGTCTTTTATCCTTAGGATTTGGTTTACGCGGTCTTAGATCTACACTAGGCAACGAACTGCTCTCCTGCAACCCAATCACATCCGGTTAAACCGCCTGCTTTAAGTGCCTCGAGAGTTTGTAATAGTACATCTACGTTCCTTCCAGTATCCATTGCATTCATTGATGAATGTTGGATTATACCTTCAGGGTCGATAATGAACGTTGCTCTATTTGCTACAAGATCAATCATATTAATGATATCACATCTTCCTGCTAATGACAAACCGGGATCGGCTGCCAGTGTATGTGTAATGTCTTTTATAAGCGGATTGGATTTTTTCCAAGCTTGCTTACAATATTCATTATCACCAGATACTCCCATTACAATAGCCTCTTCGCATAGTTTATCCATACCTGAAATTTCAGTTGGACAAATGAACGTAAAGTCTTTTGGGTAGAAGTAAATGACTGCCCAAGAACCAGAAAGATCTTCTGATTTAACTTGAACAATTTGATTTTCCGAGTTTACGCCGTTAAGCATAAATCCTGGAAATTTTTCGTTTGTATTTAACATATTTTTTTCCTCAATATTAGTATATTATACCATAAAACTGTCGAGTTGTACACTGTTTTTTTGATATTTTATGGCTTTTTTTCGATTATCTTGAATAAGAAAATCTGTGTCTACTAAATCAATCTGTCCATTTAAATATTTATAGATCTGTTTAGCTGCAAACTCTGCAGTTGTAACCGGAACGTTTTGACATATATGGTTTAGTGTTCTTTTAGGGTCAAGCAATTCAAAATCACTTGGCATTCTCATAATGTATAAGGCTTCCCTTACAGTCAAGAATCTGTCTTCATCTGGATGAGTTAACATAGTTGGTAGATGACCAACAAATGCACCAATTTTATCACATGGTACTTCAATATTCTTTCTCATAATATTGCCACCTGATTTTAATTTGTGATACATTGTCAAGCATCTCTTAGATTCTTTTTCAAATCCATGCTCTTCCATCCAAACTGAAACTTCTTTATAATTCGTATGTTCTTCTATATAGTCCATAACGTTACATGATTTAGTAAGCTTGGAACTGAATTCTTTATGAGTAATACCACCTTCGATTGCTTCTAATACATATCGATAAAATGGATTTTCTGAGGGTGTTTTTTCATTAGTTAAAGCTGACATTGGATCACTACTATCTAAGGATATTGATCTAATATCTTCTGCTATGTTTCCTGGTGCTTCATGAATATAATCAAAGAGAGGAACTTTACTATCTTTCCAAAAGAAATAGAATGATCGATCTCTAGTTTGGCTTAGCCCATGGAGTATTGACTTAGTTTGTAGCAATGAAAATGTATATCCATGTCTATAAGCAATCCTTCTTAATTTTTCTACTACGGGCTCACCCATTTTAGATGCTAGCCTCGGTGCATTCTCTCCCCAGAATACTTTAGGTTTAACTGTACTTAGTACGTATTCTGCAGAAGTGACCATCCAGTCATTAGCTTCATTAGTAGAACTAGATGCAACCGATAGAGAACTTAATCCTGCACAAGGACATACTGTATTTACTACATCAACGTTATGAGTTGGTTTAGGTCCTTCTGATAGATTATAATATGGTACTTCATTATTGTAATAATTAATAAGATGCTTTTCATT